GACGGGCGACCGTGTGCGCGTGGTCCGGCCGGGCGTCTCGCTGCGCCGCGGTCCGGGCGATGATGTGCAGCTGTCGCGGGCGTTAGTGCGCAGCGTGCCGACGGCCCCGGCCCCGGCTTTGGCGGCACCCGCGTCACCCGCCGCCCCGCCGGCTGCGCAGGGGACATCCCGCGAGGTGGTCCGGGCTGACCTGGACGCCCGCCTCGCGGCCTTGGGTCGAAGGGCGCCTGCCGATACAGAGCCGCTCGATCAGGCCGCATCATCCCTCGCCAGCGGGCGTTCCAAGCCGGACGTCGCCAAACAGCTCCGCCAGGATGCCAAGGGAGCACAGTCCAAAGAGGACGCCGACACGCTCCGGCTGCTGGCCAACGACCTCACCAGCCGCAAGGCCGACCTTCCTCCATACATCAACGCCGACGGAACTATCGACCTGGTCAAACTCGGGCAGTCCGCGCCACACCCGGTCGACATCAGCAGGTGGCTGGTGGACCCGCCCCAGAGTCACCTCGTTCATGACCAGACCCTCTTCCGAGATGCGCATCCCTTCCAGCGACAGTTCGCTGACGCAGTGTTGGGCTTGGCCGAAGGGTCCATGACCCGTGCAGCCACGGTGAAGTCGTTGCGTGACTCCGCCGACCAAGCAGAGCGGACGCTGGCCCAAGTGCGTGCCGGCGACCACCCCATGAACCAGAACCCCCATCGGGCACGGATCGAGGTCAAGCCCTACCTCACCCAGGCACCGCCGGCCATCGCCGACATGCGCGCCCTCGCCGACGTCCTCGAACAGGCGAAGATCCCCGCCCGCAAACGGCAGAGCACCCTCGGCGCGACCATGCTCGGCGAGGTCGTGCCGATCGACGAGTCCCGGTTCCGGCCAGTGACAACCACTACGGCCATTAGCCACCGCGGGCAGCTGGTGCCGGAAACGTTCAGCCACCGTACGTCCGGCCGTGAGGTCGCATTCGGCACCGGCACCGGCCAACACCTCCGCCCGGGCCTCAACGGGGCCGAGAACCGGGCACTCGACCTTTACACCGTGGGCGTCGTCGCCGACGGACTAAACGGCTCGCTGCGGCGCGGACGCAATCTGCACGGCACGGTCCAGGTGAAGACTCACGGCTCCACGCACGATGTCGACCTGGACCAGGTCAAGGTCGACCTCGACGCGGCCATCGCGGCCAGCGAACTAACCCAGGACGCCGAACTGTGGCGCGGCACCACGGTCACGAAGGCCGACCTTGACCGACTCGTCCCCGGGGCGATCTACCACGACAACGGTTACCTCTCGACCTCGACCGACGAAGAGAAGGCCCGCGGCATCATCGAATGGCGCCGCAGCCAGGGAATCCCGGCCGGCCGCAAGCCCGTGCTGTTCAAGATTCTGGCGCCCGCCGGCACCCACGCCGCCCTTGGCCACGAGGCCGCCCGCGAGGCGCTGCTCGGACGCGGTCAAGACCTTCGGGTCGTGCGGGTGGATCACAGCGGCGAAACCCCCGTGGTGGTCATGGAGGCCATCGCTCCGCCGAAGACCGGCGCAGTCCGCGGCCAGCACCTGATCGACGACTTCGACTACGACGACCTCGTCAAGTACACGCCGGAGTCGCCCCGGATCGGGACGGTGGCATTCGTCGGCAGCATCGCCGGAGACGACCGTCGATCGGATGGCTGGCTCGCCGACATCCAACGGGAGCAAGGGTTCGACGGCCACCCGCAGGTCGTGTCCCCGGCCGACATGGACGCGGCGGTCGCCGGCGGGGCCGTCGAACTGTGGCGCGGTATCCGGGACAACGACAAGGCGAAGATCTCCGCCACCGACCTGGCCGAGCAGTACCGATCCGGTGCCGTCGAGCCGAGCCCCGGAACATTCGGCTCAGGCACCTACTCCTCGTCCCGCCGTGCCGAGGCTGAAATGTACGCCGGCATGACGGGCCCGGGGGCCGGCGGTCACACCATGCTGAGGATTGCCCTACGCCGCGACGCTAGGGTCATCTCCTACGCAGACCTGCTCAAGCTGCAACCCAAGTTCGCCGGTAGTGCCGGCGCCGAGAAGCTCAACCGAGACCAGGAGGCGGAACTCGCCGCCATCGACCCGGCCGACACGGCCGCCGTCGACGCCGTCATCGCCAAGTACAGCAAGCTGCGCGCCAAGCAACCCAGCAAGAGCCGGGTCACAGCGGACATGGGCCGGCTGGCCGCGCTACTGGGCTACGACGCCATCGTGGTGCCACCCGGGTACCGCGGCGGCAAGGGTTCCAACTCGGCGTCCGAGTACGTGATCCTCAACCGCACCGCCACCATGGTGGAGGAGGAGCCCACTGACCGGCCGGCCAAGGGCAAGCCCGCCCTCCGTGCCGCTACCGCCCGACTCGCGGACCGGCCCTACCCAGAGGGTGGACAAACAACACCGGACATCCACGCCGAACTGACCCTGTCCGGGAGCCACGGCCTCAGCCCGACCGCCCTCGACAAGACCGCGCGGGCCCTGCGCTTCTACCGGTCCAGCACATACCGGAAGATCGCCGCCTACCTCCGCGGCGACGACGCCGCGGACACCACGCTGCAGATCCGCGAAGCGCCGGGTGCCGCACCCACGCGCGAGCCCATCGGTGAGCACGTCGCCTTCACCGACCAGCTGCTCGACCACGCACCGCTGTCCCGCCCCGTCGAGGTCTGGCGAGGCATCCAGGACCCGGCGAAGGTGTTCGGCCCGAACTGGCGCCCTGACGGCGATATGACCGGTGTCGAGTGGGCCGAGCACAGCTACTCCTCGACCAGCGCCGACCCATCAGTGGGGCAGATGTTCGGCAGCGGCGGTGTCCTCATGCGCCTGCATGTGCCCGCCGGCGTCGGCGCGGTCCAGCTGTCCGGCTGGGCCACCCGGCAACGCCACAACGATGAGGCCGAACTGCTGCTGCAGCGCGGACTGCAGATGCGGGTGATAGGTGACCACGTGGAGACCATCGGCTACGGTGTCGATGGCAAGCCCATTGACCGCCGCGTGCTCGAGGTCCAGGTGGAGGTGATCCCGGAATGACCAACCCTGCACGAAAGCGGCTCAACCTGGATTACCCGGTCGAAGCCACCGTCGCAGCACCGGTCCGGCCAACGCCCGAGGTGAGTCGGGCCGTCGCCGCTGTCAAGACCATCATGGAGCTGTCGCCCGGTCCGGTCCTCGACGAGCTCGTCGCCGCGGCGAACACCGCGGATACGCCGGACGACCTCCCCGTGTGGGCCCGTAACGCACTCGGCGCAGCGCAGCGCCAGCGGCCGACCGAACAGCCCGCACCGAACCGCCCATCCGCGGCCCGGAGCGGCATAGCGGAGGCCGCCCAGCGGATGGGCGACGACTCCCAAGGCGGCATCACCATCACACCCCCGCCCCGGAGGCGGTGACCATGGCGGCGATCCTGAAGGAGTCCGCCCGGCAGGCAGCCATGGCCGCCGGCCGGTTCGCCGGACACCGCGACCGGCCGGTCACAGACTGTCCGTACAAAGTGGACGGAACACCCGTCGAGCAGGCCCTCGCCGGGGCGTGGATGCGCGAATACCTCCGCGCCCGCCCCACCGACGCCAAGACCGTCGACTACACCTGACCTGATTCCCAGCACCACCCGGTAGCCCCGCACCGTCCGAGATGGACAGCGGGGCTTCACCATCTGCGCCACCAGCCCGCGATGGGCACCCAATCCCGCTCGTGATGAGCAACCCGCCCAGATACCCGCTCATCACCGAACGGAGCCACCGTGACCACACGTCTCACGGTGCCCGAGTGGCAGGTCGGCACGCCCGTCGACGCACCCACCCCGGGCACCATCATCGGCGTCCGCGCCGACGGCACCGTCATCCGGCTGTTCGCCGGCGCTGACGCCACCACCATCATCGACAACTGGATCCCCATCGAGTACGACTCCGAGGTCGTGCAGCGGGTCCTCATGGACTCGGCCGTGGAGAAGTACGGCCGGCCCTACCCAATGCGGTCCGCGACCAAGGAAATCCCGCGGTCGGCCGGCATCACCGTGTCCGTCGGCACCACCTACAGCGACGACTCGTCGACCAACGACAAGGTCACCCTCACCGCCCGCCGGTTCGTTTCCCGGTTCCAGGTGGACGAGGACGACCTGGCCGACGCCAGCAGCCGCATGGACGTCATCGCCACGAAGGCCAACGACTGGGCCATCTCGTACGCGGACACGTTCGACAACGCGTGCCTCGGCGTCAGCGCCGCGGAGAACGGCACGACCGCGCCGTTCACCAGCATGTACAAGGCGCTGCGGACGTCCGACTCCGGTGTCTCCTACACCGCCGACGACAACTACCTCACCTGGGACGACGACCTGTACGCGACTATCGCGTCCAGCGTCTTCGACACCGGCAGCCTCTACGCCAAGCTGTCGGCCACGTTCAAGAAGGTCGAGACCGGCAAGTTCTGGTCGCTGGCCGACTCGCTGGTCATCGCGGCACCCGGCTGGCGGGACGCCCTTCGGCTGACCGTCGACGGGCAGGGCCGCCCGATCTTCATCTCGGGCACCGCCGGAACCCCGGACACCCTGTTCAACGTGCCGATCCAGTGGAGCCGCGGCTGCAAGGTGTCCGGCTCGCTGACCGGCAGCCCGACCGGTGCGGACCTCCTGTTCTTCTGCAACCGGATGTACCTCGCCAAGGGCGTCCGGTCCGGCCCGGAGACCCGCACCGATCTGCCCCGCGCGCAGGACGACTCCGACAACTACGCGGTCAAGTTCCGGTCGCGGCGCGGCTTCAAGCTGACGCACCCGAACGCGGCCGCCGTGCTGGAGCGCGTCACCGACTAACCACCAACCTGGGGGACGCCGCGTGCCGGCGTCCCCCGGGGACCGCTCCCCAAGGAAGTGCGACGTGAGCTACGAGGGCATGCGCCACAAGGAACTGTTCGCCCTCGCAGGCGAGCGCGGCCTACCCACCTACGGCACCGCCCAGCAGATCAAGGCACGGCTCGAAAGGGTCGACGCCGAAACCGTTCCCCCGAAGGAGAACACCACGATGGTGAATGTCACTGCTGGCCCCGACACTGGCCAGGACAACGACAACCCGCCAGCCCCCGCGCCGCCGGCCGACCAGGCCCCCGCCCCGCAGGCGCCGCAGCTCGACCCGCGGGACCAGCAGATCCTCGAGCTGCAGGCCCAGCTGCTCCAGATGCAGGCGGCCGCAGCCGCGGCGCCCGGGGCCCGGCCCACTGGGGGCGACGTGGCCACACCCGACATGATTGCGGCCCGCCTCAACTCCGAGCAGGTGTTCCGCGCCGAGTTCCCCATGTACGAAGGCATGGAACTCGGCGACGGTCTGCACGAGAAGTTCAAGCAGGACACCGCCCGGATGGCCGTCGAGGCCGGATACCGCACCCGCGGCGGGGCCCGCCGCGCCAGTTGGGGCACCAAGGACGGGCAGCGCACCGCCGTGTACGAGATCTACGCACGCAAGTGACAGCCACGCGGCAAGACGTCGTCGTCGAGCAGGGTGTCACCTTCGAGTACACAGTGGACCTGTTCGACGCCGACGGGCAGCCGCGGACCGACCTTGGCGGCAAGACGGGAACCATGCAAATCCGTACCGAACAGAACGGCGCCTCTGCCCTGATCGCCACGGCCACCGTGACGGTCGACACCGTCAACTCCCAGGCCACCGCCACGATCGCCGACTCCGTCACGGCCAGCCTTGATTTCTCCGCCGGTTGGTACGACTTCGACATCAGCGGCGGTGGCCGCAGCGAGAGGGTCGCCGAAGGGCGCGCCACTTTCAGCCGAACCGTCAACGCCTAGGAGCATTCCGTGCGCAACACCGACCAACACCTGCACCTGGCCGACGGCGTCGGCACCGCAGCCGCAGCCACCGTCCACGACCCGGTGTGCTGGCGAGCCGACTGGCGCATCGACAAGTACCGCGGCGACTCCCTGGCCGTGGCCGACCTGTACGACGTGGTCAAGTTCGGCAACAACCTCCTCATGTACGGAGGAGCCTCGGCGCTGTGGGAGCGGCTCATCGGCACCGGCGTCACCGCGTTCGACAACTCGAACGCCTACCTAGGCGTCGGGGACTCGAGTACGGCGGCAGCCGCCACACAGACCGACCTGCAGGCGGCGTCGAACAAGCTCCGCAAGGCCATGGACGCCACGTACCCCGTCCACACCGACGGCACCGCGTCCGGGAACGCGTCCATTGTGTACAGGTCCACGTTCGGCAGCAGCGACGCCAATTTCGCGTGGGCCGAGTTCGCGCTGTTCAACGCCTCCTCGTCCGGTCGCATGCTGAACCGGAAGGTCGAGTCGCACGGCACGAAGGCCACCGACTCGTGGGTGCTGTCGCTCACCCTCACCCTGTCCTGATCGCCGCGCGGTAGAGACCGGAGGCGACTGTGGCCGACGAGTCTCTCTTCACCACCCAGCTACCGGATAGCGGGCTCACCGACGCGAGCGACGGCGGCAGCGGCCTCGAACGCGGCACCACCATGTACGCCACCGCTGCCGGCAACATCAAGGGGATCCGCTGGTACTCCAGCATCACCGCACCACCGAACACCCCCACTCTTGAGTTGTACTCACCGATCTCGGACAGCGACGGCACCCGCCTCGCCACCAAGGCGTACACCGGCACCCACACCGGCGGGACGTGGCAGACGCAACTGTTCGACACCCCGGTCCACGTGGCCGCGAACCAGTACTTCGTCCCGGTCGTCTCCCAGGACACCCGGTACGTCGCGGCCGTCAACTTCTTCACCAGCGCCGGTCTCAGCCACGGCCACCTGGTCGCCATCCAGTCCGGCACCGACCCGCTCGGCGCCGGGTTCAACCAGGCCAACGGCAAGCTCGAGTTCGACGGCCCCGGCAAGTTCCCCGGCATCGACTCCGGCAACCAGGCGTCCTACCTCGTCGACGTCATCTTCGAAGCCGACCCGATCGAGGTCGACCTCGACACCACCGACTCGGCCGCGGTCGCCGAGGTCCTGGCGGCCGCCGTCACAGCGGCGGTCGCTGACTCCGCAACCCTGGCCGACACCACGGCCGCCGCGATCGCAGCGGCCACCAGCGACGCCGGCACGCTCGCGGACACGGCCTCCGCCATCGCCGCGGCCACCACCACCGACACCGGCGCCGTCGCCGACGCCCAGACCGTCACCGTGGCAGCCGCCGTGGCCGACTCGGGCGCCCTGGCCGAAACCACCGCCCTGTCCGCGACCGGATCCGCATCCGACGCGGCCAGCCTCACCGACGCCGTCGTGGTCGACATCCTCGGCCGCGCCGCCCCATCCGACGCCGCCCACTACAGCGGGCCGCAACGCGCCACCCACTACGCCGGACCGCAGACCGCTGTGAACGTGCAATGAGAGGCGGGCCACGATGACCGACTGGGCGACCGCCGAGCAGACCCTCAACCGGACCCGCATCCCCGTCACAGAGGACGACATTGCCTCGGCGCAGATGATCGTCGAGCTGTTCGCCAACACCACCACCGACGCGTCCGACGCCGGCCTCATCAGCAGCCGGAACCTGCGGCTCCTGTCGTTCGCCACCTCGTACCAGGCGGCGTGGATGACCGAGCACCCAGACGTGTTCACCTCCGTCGACGTGACCTCGTTCAGCCAGGACGGCATGTCCGCCCAACAGGCCCACGCCAACGCCCACCTACTGGCACCGCTGGCGAAACGATGCATCGACCGGCTGTCCTGGGTGCTCGAACCGCTGCGCGGATACCGGCCCATGCGGAACTTCACCGACACGGCCAACCGCGACTCGGCCGTCCACGACGACGACGTTCCCTGGCTTCCGCTGCCGTGAAAGCCCGGGCGAACACCACGGTGACGATCCTCCGCGGCGTGACCGTGGACTCGTTCGGCGACCAGGCCGACACCGCCCGCGTCGTCGCCAAGGAGGTGACCGCCAGCATCATCGAGCAGGGCAAGACCGTCACCACCGCTGTCGACGGATCCGTGCGGCAGGTCCGCAGGATTATCGGCCGGCTCCCTGCCGGCACGGACATCCGGAGCACCGACCGGATCCGCGACGAACGGACCGGCCGGGTGTACCTCGTGGACTCCGACGTGGAACCCGAGAACGCGGTGCGGCGCAACGACATTCGCCTCGACCTGCGTCGCGTGACATGACGGGAGGCTGACCTTGCCCGGCTTCATCGTTGAGTCCCCGGTCTGGCGCCTCGAGCTGGAGGCCCACACCCAGGAAGACCTCGAGCGCATCACCGACGACATCGCCGACGACGCCCGCCGGGCGTGCCCGCGTGACACGGACGAGCTCGCCGAGTCCATCACCACCGTGTACGAACCGGGGGTCGGCTACGTGTACGTCGGCACCGACCACTGGGCGCCGACCGAGTACGGCAGCGCCGACCACGAGATCACGCCGCGCCGGCCCGGTGGCGCCCTGCGCTTCTTCTGGCTGAAGGCCGGTCGGCTTGTGATCCTGTCCCGCGTCCACCACCCCGGTACCCCGGCCCAGCCGTTCATGCGCCCGGCCCTGTATCGGCGTCGCAAACCGCGCGGGGTGGTGGTGTGACCAACCATGCCAGTTCCGAGGTCGTTGCCGTTGCGTGGCTCCTCGGCGTGCCCGGCATCACCGCCGACGCCAACCACGTCGGGGTGACCCTCCCGGGCCGCGACCCAGCCACCGGGACCTGGCCGTGGGCCGACACCGGGTTCGTCCAACTCGTCACCGCCGTCGGCGGCACCCCTGGCATGTACGTCCCCGAACGGAACCCGGTCGTGCAACTCGACTTCTGGGCCGTCAACCTGGACTCGGGGCTGCCGCCCTGGGGCAAGGCCCGGCAGCTCGCCGAGCTCGTCGTCGCCGACACGTACAACACGGCCGGCAACCCCACCGCGGGCGCCCGCGACGTGTCCGCCCTGATGCCCGACGGGTACGCGGGCGCCTACGTGCAGTCGGTGTACCCGCAGACCGAGCCGCGGCGGGTACCCAACGACTCCGGATCGTTCGCCCGGCTGACCATGGACCTCGAACTGGCCTGGGTTGAGCTATGACCGTCCACGTGGGAGGCACACCATGGTGAAGAAGTCCGCCGTCGGAACAGGCCAACGATTCAAAGCCCTCACCCGAAAGCTCGCCAAGCGCGGCGCCCGCAACCCGCGCGCCCTCGCCGCCGCGATCGGCCGGCGAAAGTACGGCCGCGCCGGGATGGCGGCACTGTCGGCGGCCGGCCGGGCCCGCAGGGGCGGCAGGTAGCCATGCCCGGGCGCCGCAGTCACGCCGGCCACACCGGGTTCAAGAGCAAGGCACAGTGGCGGTACTTCTTCGCCAACCCCCGGCTGCGCCGGTATGCGCACCAAAAGGCCCATGCCACCAAGGGCGGCCCCATCGTCCGCTACCGGCGGCTCCCGACCCGCAAGGGCGTCCGCCGCCGCATCTGACTTCCGTTCCCCAAACGGCAACCAACCACGGCCTCCTCGGCCACTCGCCTGAAGGGGGCGATCACGCATGGGCGTCACCGGCTCAAACCTCGTCCAGGGTCCAGCGATTCTCTACTACGGCGCATACCAGGCCGCCGAACCGGCCGACTCCGCCGTTGCGACAGCACCGGCGTCGGCCTGGTCGGACCTCGGCGGCACCGACGACGGCATCACCCTCAGCATCGGCCGCGAGTTCTCGGAGCTGAGCATCGACCAGGTGCTGTACATCATCGCCACCCAGCCCACCAAGGTCGACCCCGTCATCAAGACCAGCCTCGCGGAAGCCACGCTGGCCAACTTCGCCAAGGCCATGAACGGCGGCACCGTCGTCACGTCGTCCGGGTACTCCACGTACGACCCGGACATCACCGAGGCCAACTTCCAACCGACCTACTTCGCGCTGATCGTGGACGGTTGGGCGCCCGGGTCGGCGAAGCGCCGCCGGGTGATCGCCCGGAAGTGCCTCTCGATCGAATCGATCGAGTCGGCCTACAAGAAGGACGGCAAGTTCATGTACCCGGTGAGCATGCGCGTCCACTACATCGACTCGTCGACGAAGCCGTTCCACATCGTCGACGCCACCTGATCACAACGAAGGAGAACCGTTCCCCATGATCAAGCAACCGCTGCGACTGTCCACAAAGGTCGGCGCCGAGCGCATCGCCAACCAGACCCGTGTGCCGCTGTTCTACATCGACGACACCGAGTACACCATCCCGAACGAGGTCGACATGGTCATCGCGCTGAGGTACGCCGAGGTGACCACCGTGGAAGGCCAGGAGGCCGCCCTCGTCGGCCTCTTCAAAGAGGTCGTCGGCGAGGAAGCGTGGGCAGCGCTACTCGCCTACAAGGGCATGGCCAAGGACGAGCTGATCCAGCTGCTCGAGTCGGTCAACGAACACGTCATGGGCGCGCTACAGGAAGCGCAGGGAAAATAGGCGCCCGGTTCGCCGGGCCGCTTCACCAACGCACCCTTCAGGTCCAGTGGGTGCTCGACTACCTCGACGACATCGAGTCCGACCTCTCGGCGTTCCATCGCATCGACGACATGTACGCGATGTCCGGGCCGCGGTTCTTCCGGTTTGCCGAACGCCTGCCGGCCTACGACGGCGTGATGCGGGTACGCGCCACAGCCCTCGCGGAGGGCGACAACCCCGGCGCTTCAACCGGCACCCGCAGCGGTGGCGATGCGGCTCCCAGCCCAGCCCAGTACAGCGTCGGGCGAACGCTCTACGACACCCCCGAGCCGATCACGCCGCTCTCAATCGTTTCGGACCCCGTCCTCGGATCGCTGTTCTCATACGGCACCGGCCCAGGCTGACCAGGACGGGGGTGGACCATGACCGCCCCCGTCCCCGGCACCGGGTTCCGCATCGCTACGGGGTTTCTTCGGGTCGAAGCCGACGACTCGAAGGCCCGCCGCGACACCGACAAGTTCCTCGCCGACACCGACCGCAAGTTCGCCGCCGGCGGCCGCAGCAGCGGCGGATCGTTCGGCCTCGGCCTGCTGTCCGGACTACGCCCGCACTTCGTCCGCATCGGCGAGCAGATCAGCGAGCTGTTCAAACGGGCGATCAGCGCCGGCCTCCAGCTCACCAAGTTCGGGCTCATCGCCGGCGTCGTGGCCGCCGGCGTCGGCGAGATCGCGTCCGCGATCGCCGGACTAATCCCGCTACTGAGCCAGCTGGTCAACGCGCTCGTCGCCGCCTCGGGGTCGGCACTCCTGCTGCCCCCGGCCCTCATCGCCGCGGGGGCGGCGTTCGCAACACTGAAGATCGGCCTGTCCGGGTTCGGCACTGCGCTCAAAGACGCCTTCTCCAACAAAGAGGGTCTGCAGAAGCAGTTCGCCGACTCGCTGGCCAGGCTGGCACCGGCCGCCCGGGACGTGGTCAAGGAGATCGTCAAGCTCAAGCCGGCGCTCACCGGTCTGAAGCTGGACGTCCAGAGCGTCCTCTTCTCGAAGCTCGCCCTCTCGTTCCGCGACCTGGGTCGCACCTGGGTGCCGCTGCTCAACGTGGGACTGAAGCAGATGGCGGCCAGCCTCAACGGCGGGATCCGCGACATCCTGTCGTACCTCGTGGCGGCCAGCACACAGGCCGACTGGGCGACCATCCTGAAGAACTCCGCGGCGTCGGCCAGCTCATTCGCCGGCGCTCTCCGGCCGCTGCTGCGGATCCTGACTGACGTCTCCACCGTCGGGTCCGCCGTCCTGGCCAAACTGGCCGGCGGCCTTCCCGCTGCGCTCGACCGGTTCGCCAACAAGGTCTCTGCGCTCCGCAAGGACGGCGGCCTGGCCGACATCATCACCGGCGGCCTCGACGCACTGAAGCAGTTCGGCGGACTGCTCGTCGACGTCGGCGGGATCTTCAAAGGGATCTTCTCTGCGTCCGGCACCTCGAATGGGCTATTCAGCTTTTTCGATCGACTAAACAAGCTGATCAACTCGGCCAGCGGCCAGACCAACCTCGGCAAGATCTTCGAGAGCCTGTCCCAAGTCGGCACAGCCCTGATGCCCGTTCTCGCCGCCGTCCTCGCCGCCCTGGTCCCCATTGCGAACGGGCTGGCCACCATTGCGATCGCGCTCGGACCCGGGCTCACCACCCTGGTGACCGCGCTCGGCAGCGCGCTCGCCAGCCTGGCCACCCCCCTCGCCGGCATGGCGCCCATCTTCGCTGCCCTCGCCGCCGGGCTGCAGCCCCTGGCCAACATCATCACCGGGTTCCTGCTCGGCTTCACACCCGGCGTGGCCGCAGCCGTCACCGCGCTCGGCTCCGCCCTGTCCGGCCTCGCCCCGACCGCTGCGGCACTCGGCGGCGTCCTCGGCGGTGTGCTCGGCCAACTCATTCCAGTGCTCGTACCGATCGCCCAGATCCTGGCCCAACTCATCCTCACCCTGGCCCCGGGTGTGCTCGCATTCCTTTCATCCTTGGCAGCCGGCCTAGCGCCGCTCGTCGGCGTCGCCCCGCTCGTGGGGAAGGCGCTGTCGGGAATCCTCGCCGCGATCGCGCCGCTGCTCGAGGTGGCCGGCCCGGCCTTGGCCTACCTGCTCGGCCTGCTCGCAGTCCAACTGACAGGGCTGGTCAACGCGTTCGGTCCGCTCGCCGTCATCTTCGCCCAAGGGCTGGGCGAGGCCATCACCGACCTGCTGCCCGGCCTCATGCAGGCGGCCACCCTGATCCTGCCGTTGCTCGTCACGCTAGGCGCCAGGTTGGCCGCATCGTTCGCGCCCCTTGTTCCGGTGCTGGTGCAATTCGTGCAGATTTTCGCTGCGCAATTGGCCGTACACATTCCAATCGCGGTTCGAATGTTCGAACAGCTATTCACTGTATTCGCCATAGCCGGCGACATCATTGCTCGAAATCTGCTTCAGGTTTTCGTAGCGTTGATCCCCGTGCTGCCACAATTGGTAGTCCAGGGACTCGCGCTCGTTGAGGCGCTCTTCCGGCTATTCGTGGTCATTTCGCCAATGCTGCCGGGACTGGCCTATCTGGGGCTCCTGCTAACACAGATTGCGGTCAAGACCGGGATTCTTCAGTTGGCGATCGAACTGCTGACATTGGGCATCCAGTGGGCCACAGGGGTCGTCCGAATGCTCGGCGCAGTCATCGAGCTCTTCGTTGCGCCCGTCGACCGGGCCAAAAAGGGAATCGAATCATTCGGCGCCACCGCGCACGAAACAATGGGTAACGTCGCCGCCTTGTTCCGCGGGCTCGGAAGTACCATCACAAACGCAGTCGGAAATCTGGGCTCGCTTCTCTACAACGCGGGTCGGAATGTCGTGCAGGGGCTGATCAACGGCATCAAGGACATGTTCGGCAACCTGGGAAACATCATGGGTTACGCGGCGCAGATCGTGCGCGACCACTGGCCATTCTCGCCGGCCCGCCGTGGTCCGCTATCCGGGCGTGGCGACCTGAAGTACGCCGGCCGTAACGTATTGACCCGCATTGGTGAGGGTATGGCCGCCGGCCGCGGTGACCTCGCCCGCCAGGTCGCCGAAATTGCCGGCATGCTCAACATCCAGGCCGGTGGCGGTCTCGCTATGGCAGGGGCGGGCGCAGGTGCGACCGCGGGTGCCGGAAACGGTGCACCTGCCTACTTCGGTCCGTACCACCTCCAACTCGCCGACCAGACGCTCGCGTCGTTCGTTATCGATGCGATCACCGGGAACCCGGTCGACGTGGCCGAGGCCGTCGACGCCGGTAACCGGACCCGGGCGTGGGCGGACTCAGGACGCAAGCGGATCGGAGCGCCACAGTGACCGCCGACGTCCGTATCTACTTTGGACAACCGGGCTCTCTTACGACGCTGCCGCACCCCAAGGGAGGCGTGAGGAGCACCCGGCTCCGTCCCACTGTTGTGTTCGGCACCGGTGGCGGCGGTGTGCGGGTCGGGAAAATCACCGGCGGCAAACGGCAGTACACGCTCAGCTGGAGCGGCCTCGACCTCGACACCTTCAGCACCCTGCTGGAGTTCGATCAGGGCCACCGCGGGCCCGGGCCGTTCGTGCTGCTGGACCCCGGCCAGCGGAACATGCTGACCGTCAACCAGAGCAGCACAACGTCGGAGACCAACGACACCGACAACTTCACTGTCGCCGGGTCCGGCTACTCCGCGACCAGCGAGTCCACTGTGTACCGTCGCGGGCCGCGGTCGTTCCGGGTGAACATCGCCTACGCATCGCAGTCCGGCACCGTCACCTTGGATCCGCCGGCCGCGGACTGGCCCGGCATCCCGGTGTACGCCAGCCGGCCGATCGTGTTCTCGTACTGGGCGCGCGGCAGCGGGTCGGACCCGATCGTCACCCTGACCCCGAAACTGACCTGGTACAGCACCGCCGGGGTGAGCCTGTCCACGACATCTGGCACCCCGACCCCGACGGCGTCAGCGTCATGGACGCAGATGTCGGTAACGGACACCCCGCCGGCTTCGGCCGCCTACGTTCTCTGCTCTGTGGCCGCATCCGGGGGATCAATTTCGGCCAGCGCCAGCCTGTACTTCGACCAGTTCCAACTCGAGGAAGGCGCCGCCGCGGGCACCTGGCGGCCCGGCACCGGTGTCATGCCCGTCCAGATCATCTCCGTCGCTGAGGGCTGGCCGTTCTACCACCCCGAGCTGCGCGACGCCCCAACGATGATCCTGCAGGAGGCGGGGCCGTAGTGCAGGACGCCACCGCGAACTTCGCGCTCGCCGTGTCAGCGTCCACAGTGGCGTGGCTGCCGCCGCTGGTGTACGCGGACTGGGCCCAGGACGGGTACGGGACCACCAACTCGATCGACGACCTGTCCGGGCAGTCCAACAACATCCAGATCAGCCACGGCCTCGACGACGGCCTGCCAGACGAAGTCGCCTTCGGCACAACGTCAGGGGTTCCCACACTCACTGCCGACCTAGGCGGCCGCGGCGAAGTGACCGCGGCGCGCTACTTCTCCCCGTTCCGCACCGACTCACCGCTGTACGGGTACGAGCGGGACGTCGCCCCGCTCAAGGTCGACCACGGGTTAGTGACCGCTGGCGGCAAGGAGCGGATCCGGGTCTTCACCGGGCAAATGGCCGACGCCCCGGTCACTGGTGAGAAGGCGTCGCTGCAGGGTATCTCCGCAACGAGGGTCGCCCTGTCCACCCTGGTGCAACCACCCGTCATCGCCGGGGTGTTCAACCTGGCCGACACCGGGCTGACCGCGTCGTGGCCGGTGTCGTTCTCGCTCTACCAGTGCGGCATCTACTCCAGCCCACCCCCCGTACCCGGGTGCCGGGTCTGGATTCCGATGCACGGCGGCGGGAATGCCATGCTGCCCTCGGAGAACAGGTACCACGGTGTGCCATCCCTGAAGGGCATCGCCAAGGTCACCGGGGACACCTTCTTCGACCTCGCCGAACCCCGCGGTACACGCGGCCCATTCGTTGGTGCCGGCCGGTGCAGAGTCACCGCTGACAAGATCGCCGGGTGGAGCGGGTTCGTTTCGGTCCACGACATGGAGACCGGCGACGACTGGCTCACCACCGCGGGCAGTCGCGGCCGACTGCAGTTCTACGTCCGCGGCGACCTCGTCAACGTCAACACCGCCCCGGGCGGTTCGGCAAGCTTCAACTGGGACGAGGTCGCGGACGTTGGCGGCCCCAGCGACCAGATCCTGGCCGGCGCCTACTGGACTACCCCAGCCAGCGGCCCGTACGTCGTGGCAGGCGTCGACCTGTCCCGCAGAGTGTTCGTCCACGTCTTCGACGGCACCCACAACGCCACCCTCACCAGCTCGGCATCGGTGGCCAGCGACGGCGAATGGCACCTCGTTGGCGCAGCCTGGGACGTCGCCAACAACCAGCTATGGGTCAACGTCGACGGCACCGTCACCACCAGCACCCCATCGCCGACGCTGTCGACGGCCGGCCTCGGCAGCACCCACCTCACAGGCGAACTCGACGACGGCATGAACTTCAACTCGGCGCTCACCTTCGCCGAGGTCCACTTCACCACCGGCGCCAACGCCAGCCCCGCCGTCGACTCGACCTGGCTCGATACGCAAACGTGGACCCGGCGGGCGTACCTGTACCCCTCCTCGCTCCGGCTCGTCGCCGTCGCCGAGGCCCAGCCACGCGAGGCGTGGGAGTACATCTCCTCACTGGCCCAGGCCGAATGCGCGAGCCTGCGCATCGACGAGAACGATGCCGTCCAGCTGTGGCCGCGTGGTTACTTCGCCACCGTCGCGGGCCAGACCGTCGCCGAGACCATCACCACCGACCTCGATGCTGGCGTGCCCGACGTGGCAATGGACCGGACCCGCATCCGCAACGTCGCCCGCGTCACCTACCGGCAAACGAGGATCGACGCCCAACTGACCCAGTCGCCCATCCTGGATTTCCGCAGCCTGGTGGCCATCCCGACCGGAGTCACCCAGATCAGCTTCGCGCTGCCAACGCCTGTCATCGCCCTCCTCGATTCGCTGTTCGGGTCGTTGACCCACCTCACCGCCAACCAGATCGCCGGGATCGACCCGTTCGCGGTCGGCCCCAACTACGTGAGTCTGAACACCAGCAGTGATGCGCTCGGAACGTACTCCACCAGCTCCGATGTGGACGTCACCGTCGTGTCCTGGGATGCCGGGCAGGTTCTGGTCCAGTTCAACAACCTGACCTCATTCACCTGGTACCTCGTCAACGACAGCGACTCGCAGGGCACGGACTTCGCGTACCTCGCCATCCAGGGCATCGCCATCCCTTCGACCGACGCCACCGTGACCGAAGCCTATGGGGCGTCGCTGGATGTGCGCGGCGAGCGTGCGGTCGTCGTCAACCTCCCCGCCATTCAGTCCAGTGTGGACGCTGCCCGGGTGGCGCGCCGGATCCTGGGAGATCTCGCATTCCCGCAACCCGTCATCCCGCAAGTCGACGTGTTCGGTGATCCGCGCCGCCAACCAGGCGACCTGGTCGTCTTCACCGACGACGCCGAGACCGGCGCCAACGGCCAATGGCGGTGCTGGGCGGTGAAACACCGAATCAACGGCGCCGACTACCGGCAGACGCTGCGCCTGTCGCAGGCCCGCTCCGTAGGCCGGTGGGGTGATGGCGTGTCCCGTTGGGGGCGCGTTGTGTGGGCCGGACTCGAGGAGGACGCATGACGATCGTGGCCCCAGCGGACGGCGACCTGCTCGACCCGGACTGGGCCGCGGACATCACCGACGCGGTCAACGACCACGAGACCCGACTCGACGCGTTAGAGGTTGGTTGGACCACCTACGTGCCCACCCTTACCAACCTCACCAAGGGCAACGGCACGATCACCGCGGCCTACCGTCGGCGATGGGGGAACACGGCCGACGTGAGGTTCAAATTCACGCTCGGCACCACCAGCGCGGTGGGTACGGCCCCCGAGGTCAGCCTGCCAACGGGCATGGAGTTTGCGAGCTACTACTCCGACAACATCGACATGCTCGGCACTGTGGCCCTGAACGACACCGGCACGGCAACGCGCGGTGGCTTCATCCGGCCGGACTACGCAGGCAGCGCCATCATCATCAGCTCCTACACGACCGCCGGTGTCCTTCAAAACGTTTCGTCGACATTGCCGCACGTCTGGGCAGCGACGGACGTCATCGCGTTCCTGGCCCTTTCCATCGAGTTGGCCTAGGAGGAGCGTCGTGATCCAGTTCCCGGACATCTCCCACTACCAGGGCAACATCGACCTCACCGGCGCCCAGGTCGTGGTGGCCAAAGCAACCCAGGGCGCCACCTACACCGACCCGCTGTATGGCCGTAACAAGGCGGAGGCCGCCCGGGTCGGCGCCCTGTTCGTGGCGTACCACTGGCTCGATACCAGCGACGCTGGTGCGCAGGCTCGCCACGCGTTCGCGGTGGTCGGCGCCGACGTTCCCCTGATGATCGACGACGAGCAGGGCACCATCTCGGTACCGCACACCCTCGCCTTCGTCGACGCGTACCGAACGCTCGGCGGCCTGGTCGCGCTCGAGTACGCCCCGCGGTGGGTCTGGTGGAAGTCCGGCCAGCCCGACCTACGCCCGTTCACGGCGGCCGGGCTACACCTGGTGTCCTCGTCGTACCCCCAGGCCGGCTACACCGCCACCGGCCCGGGCTGGGCCCCGTACGGCGGCGTCACGCCCACGATCTGGCAGTACACCGACGCCCGCCCCTTCAACGGCCAGCGGGTCGACTTCAACGCCTACCGCGGTAGCGCCGACCAGCTGCGGGCGCTGCTGTACGGCACGGCTCAACCCAGGGAGGACGACATGAAGCTATTCCGGGCCGAACCGAGCGGAGCCGTCTGGGTGTCCAACGGGCCGCAACGGTGGCACATCCCCGACGTCGACAGCTACCACAAGGCACTCAAGCTCTGGGGTCTGACCGCGGCCGACGTCATCCCCATCGCCGACGGCGATGAGGCCGGCCTCGGCCAGGACGTCACCGCCGGCGCCGGCGGCCTGATCCCGCACGAGCACACCATCCCGGCCGGCACAACCGGGCCGGCCGTGCCCGAGGCGGCGTAGCCCGGGTGTGGAAGACAGCAGCACCATCGCCTCCCTGGCGGCCATGTGGCCCCAGGGTGTCATTGGCGTCGGAATCTTCGGGCTCGTCGTCCTCGCGCTGCGGCTCGCGTTCAGCCAACGGCGCATCACCGCTGACGCGGACGCGCGCACCGAGCGCGCCGACAAGCGATACGACGACGAGGTCAGAGCGCATCAGGCGACGCAGGATCTCCTCGACGACGAGCGGGATCGGCGCCGCCGGATCGAGGACGAGATGAGCGAACTCCGGCAAGAGGTGATCTCGCTCCGCCGAGAGGTCGAGGCGAGCCGGCGCGAGGTCGCCGCGCTGCGCCGGCAACTCGACGGCAGTGCGCCGTGATGGCCGCGCACGCGGCCCAGTCCTGGGTGCGCCGGCTGGCGGCCGCGGCCCGGTCGCCGCGCGGCCAGTTGGCCACCCTGGTCACGTCGATCGTGCTTCTCGGCGTGGTGGTGCTGCTCTCGGTGCTGCTGCTGGTCGGGCACGCCACCGACCAGGCCGATGCGGCCAACGACCGGGCCAACCGAGCCGCCACCGGGGCCGAGCAGCTGTGCCAGCAGGTCCGCCAGCTGGGCGGCGTGTGCGCGGTCGACCCGGCGAGGTTCCGAGGCGCCACCGGGCCGGCCGGACCGCAGGGTCCCGCCGGGCCGGCCGGCATCCCCGGCCGCGACGGCGACCCCGGACCGCAGGGCGCGGCCGGTCCCGCCGGGCCGGCCGGGCCGGCCGGGCCAGTAGGCCCGCAGGGCCCGCCCGGTGACACGGGACCGCAGGGAACACCCGGGCCAGCGGGGCAGGCCGGTCCGCCCTGCCCGACCGGTACGCACGTCGAGGTCCTCAACGTCGTCACGACCAGCGGTACCCGGACCGCCCCGCTGTGTGTGACGGACACGCCGTCACCCAGCCCGGCGCCCGGCTAGGAAGCGCGCTCGCCCCCCGCGGCCTCCGCGTCGCGGAGGCGGTCGAAGTGGTCCGGCCCGGCCGAGCGGCCCGTCGTGTCGTGCCACTCGCCCTCGAGCTCGCAGCCGCCGGCGCGCCACTGCCATCGGCAGGTGAGGCAGAACTGGGTCGGGTGCCCGGCCGGCCCGCGGTCACCTGGCGGCAGCGGCCGGCACTGACACGGCGACCAGCCCACGATCACGTTCGGATACGCCAACTGGTGCCCGTTCGGGCAACGCGCTGGCTCGGGGACGTCCATCGACCGAACCTACAAGGAAGGTCTGACATGAACCCATCGAAGATCGCCAAGGCGCTGACCGCGGGCGCGACCACCGCCCTCGGCATCTACTGGGCCGCAGACGCGAGCGGGAGCCTCAGCTGGCTGGCCCTTGCGGCCAGCCTGTGCGTCGGAGTCCTCTCCGGTGTGCTGACGTGGGCGGTACCGAACGCCGACACCCCGGCCGTCCCACCGGCCGAGGACAGCAAGTGAAGGCCGGGGCCGTCGCCGCGGCCCTCGCCGCCGGCGCCACCGCCGTCCTCCTCGGAACCGCCGCCCTGTCCACCGACCCGGCCGCGTCGTCCACCAGCACCAGCCCAACGGTCCACTGTGGCCCGCCCGCCGACCCGTCCGTGGCCACGGACGGCACGTTCACCGTGGTGCTGAACTGCCAGGGCCCGGCCCCGGCCGCGCCCACCACCGCTCCGCCCACGCCGACGCCGAGCGCGACGCCGACCACGGTTCCGACCACCGCACCGCCAACGACCACGCCCCCGCCCACGACGGCACCGCCGACGCCGTCGCCCGGCCTGAACGGCTGCCAGACCCGCCTCGCGGCCTGCGGGTTGCCCGATGCCACCTCTGCCGGCGTGCCGGCCGGGACCAAGCTGACGCCGATCGCGGGCGGGCTGACCGTCACCCAGCCCGGGGCGGTCATCGACGGGCAGGACATCTCGGGGTGCGTCGAGGTGCGGGCGCCCAACGTCACCATCCAGAACAGTCGGATCATCGGTGCCGGGTGCTTCTACGCGGTCCGGAACTTCTCCACCGGCCTGCAGCTGCTCCACGACACCATCACCTGCGGCGGGTACAACGGCACCGGTGTGTCCGACAACGAGTTCGCCCTGGTGGCCAGCGACGTCTCCGCGTGCGAGAACGGAGCCAACGTCTCCAAGCCGGGGAACGTCACGATCCAGGACTCCTACATCCACGACCTGGTCACGGCGAACGGCGCCCACACCGACGGCGTCCAGATCGGGCAGGCCGCCGCGCACCTGCGATTCCTGCACAACACGATCATCAACAGCGGCGGCCAGACCAGCGCGATCATCATGTGGGACGAGGGTGACCCGCAAAACTCCGACGTGATCGTCGACCGGAACCTGCTGGCCGGCGGGTCCTACACCCTGTACTGCCCGCGCAGCAACACCACGGGCATCCAGATCACCGGGAACCGCTTCGGCACCGGTGCCAGCTACGGGCCGTCCAACGGGTGCACCAGCGGCCACGTCGCGGTCTGGTCGGGCAACGTCTCAGACAACAACGGGCGGGCGCTGCAGCCCGCCTGACCAAGCCAAAACGAAGCGGCCCCGCCACCGGCTCAGACCGGGGGCGGGGCCCTTCCTCGTGCGCCCAGGCGGGTACGGTGGATCCAGGCGGCCGCCGGTGTAGTGGCCGGCGCGCCGCCGCCCTGTCCACTACCAGGGTCGGTGACAGCGATGCCTCGACGAGTCCTACCGTTCGACCCGTCCATCGGCGAACGAGTCCGCGCACGACGCCAAATGCGCCGGTGGAGCATCCGCCACGCCGCCGGCCGCGCCGGCGTCGCACCCTCGACCTGGATGCGGATCGAACGCGGTGAGCTCCGCACCGACCGGTACATGATCTCGGACCTTGCCGCTGCCTTGGAGTGTTCCATCGCCGACCTGACCGGCCAGCCCATTCCCTCCAGCGACCGCAGCCTGACGGCCGCGCACGCACGCGTGATCGCGCTCTGGCGGGTCCTGGTCGAGGTGGCGCCGGACGAACCACCGCGCCGCCCGGTCCTCGCCATTCCAGCGCTGAGCGCCCGCATGGACCTGATCGACAGCCGCCGGGCCGCCTGCGACTTCGCCGGGGTGGCCCAGCTCCTGCCGGACCTTCTCCTCGACCTCCACGCCGCCACTAGGGACCGCCGCCGCGGCCGCGCTGCCCGCCTGCTCTTTCTTCGCGCTACCTACTCGGCCGCCAGCACGCTGCGCAGCCTCGGATACCTGGCCGAGGCCACGATCGCGGCGGAGCGGTGCCGCCAGGTGGCTGAGCAGATAGACCAGGCGGTGCCGCTCGCTGTCGCAGACTGGGCCCGCGCCCACGTGGCCCTTTCCAGCGGTTCCTTCGGGCGCGCCCTGACCCTGGTCAGTCGGGCCGCGGACGACCTCGAGCGGAACCTCGAGGCACCGACGGCGCCCGAGGTGCTCGGCATGCTTCACCTGTCCACAGCCATGGCTGTCCTGGCCGACCATCGAACTGACGACGCGTTCGCTCACATCAACGAGGCCGCCCAGCTGGCCGCTCGCACAGGAGAAACCACCAGCTGGAACATGTGCTTCGGCCCGAGCAACGTCGCCCTGTGGCGCATGGGCCTCGAGGTCGACACCGGACAACCGGCGGCAGCGATCGAAACCGCGAACAACGTGCGACCCGCCACGATCCCTTCCGTCGACCGGCAGTCCGCGTACTACCTGGACTTTGGTCGCGCGCTGGCAGACATCCCGGGCCGCGATCGGGACGCCGTGCGCATGCTTCTGCAGGCGGAACGCGTCGCTCCCCAGCGCATTCGGTCCTCCGTGTCGGCGCGGGACACGGCTCGCTTCCTACTCGACCGCAGCCGTCGCGCCGAGGGCGGCTCCGAACTGCTGGGCCTCTGCGAACGCCTAGGGGTGCACGCGTAGGCGAACTGGCGTTGCGTACTCGCAACAGCGCCGCGTGTTCTGCCCATAGCGTTCTGTGCAGAGGCGCGGCGGTCCGGTACGCCCCGGGCTCTCGCCGCCGCGCCTCGCCAAGACGCCGTGGACGGTTGACCGGGGCCGACTCTGTGGCCCCCTGCAGGCCACCCCCCCTTGCGACGAGGACCTGGTCAACCTCCACGGCTTCTCGACCACATGGCCAACCGCGCACCGGCGGCCGGCCAGAGACGGAGAGCTTCTCATGCAGTCCCGGCCAGCCTGGATCGTGCACCTACCGATCGACGCCACCACCCTCGAAGCGGCCCTCGAGGTCGCCTGCCGGGTCGCGTGGGCGGTGGCGAGGGAGGTCGATGAGGCCGATCCGTATGGGACCGCGGTCGGGCTGGCCAACCCGACGACCATGCCGTCGATCGTGCACCCGGTGTACTGCAACCGGCCGGTCGGCAATCGGGTCTGCTGGCTGCGCCACCAGCACGTCGGCGACTGCCAAGCGCTCGCATCGCCCTCCTGACCTGACGATTGATAGTCGGACATCATCCGTTTGGGTGATGCCCGGCAGAGCGGTCGTTTAAGGCCGAGGCTGCCTAACCCCTCAGCGATCGCCCACAGTGGATGATCGCCCACCGGTAGACGGAGCCGGTCGGATAGGGGTGAGGCTGCCTACGACCTGAGCGATCGCCACGAGCGGGGGTCATCCGATCGGATGACCCCCGCTATCTAATCGGGTGACCCCCGAACGATCGCCCCTGAAACGCAAGAAGGCCCCACGGCACCGGATCGCTCCGGGCCGTGGGGCCTTCCTGTTGTCTGCTCTCACACCTGCGGCGTTGTCGCCGTTAGCGGTTTCCCGTTCAGACCCGGCTTCGACGGCCCGGTCACCTGGGGCCCACTGCGGCCGACCGGGCGGGCCTTCCGAACTCGCTCCACCACCGTCGCGGGCGGGGCTGCTACCGGCGCCACCGCCGGCGGGGCTGGAACCGGTGCCGGCTCGACCGCCGGCTCGGCAGCGACCTGCTCGACCTTCGCAGAGAACGACGCGATCCTCGCGCCCAGCTCCACGAGGGAGACCGAGGCAACGACGATCAGGCCGTCGACCGTGAAAGGGAGAAGGTGCGCCGAGTCGTTGGTCTCGCCGTACCGGCCGGCCACGCCGACCATGTGCCAGTAGGAGACCCATCCGGCAATGCCCGCGATCACCGCGGTGGCGGAGATGCGGACAGCCGCGAGAAGCGGCCGGGATAGGGGAATCCGAGAGGTCAGCTCGACCGTTAGCAGGAAGGCCACAGATGGCCACGCTGCGATAACCTGGCTGATCGGGTTGTTCCGCGCGTGCAGGACATTCGCTGCCACCGAAGCAGCGACACCGAGCGCCAAGACTAGGCGGACGGTCCAACGCAGGCGCTTGAGTTGACTGAGTTCCATGGGTCCTCCTCGGGGATCCATGGACGGCCGCCGGTCGGCCGCCCCCGCGGTGGCCTCCGACGTGGACTCGCGGAGCCGGGCTCGACGCTTGTCCAATGTGGTGGTGAGTGGTGGTGGGCCTGACGGCCACGGCTCCGGCCGGTACGAGACCGACCGGACCGGAGGTGTCAGGAGTCTTCTGCGAGCACCTCATCGAGTGCCGCGATCACCGCTCGGTGCTCGTCCCACGACTCGACGTTGCGCATCAAGTGCATCGCCGAGAGTTCGGGGGCGATGTCCGGGTACTGCTCCCGGAACCTTCGCAGGTGGGCCAAGGCCGATTCCTTCGTGATGTCCTCGGTCTTGTAGGGCGTCTCGATCTGCTTGCGCTTGGCGGCCACGATGGCCTCCTTTCTTGGCCTCGCGGCCAGTGCCCCGCTGCGGTGTCGAACCGCTGCCGTCCTCTTGCGGGGTAGGTGCCGGGGATACGCTCCCGGCCGGCGATCACGGATATCGCTCCGACTCGGCTACTCCAGATTCGGCGGAATCCCTAGACACCTTCCACGGCGTGCCGTCCTTCGCCCCTCCGCGGGCGTCGCGGTCGCCGTGTTACCCGTCGGCGTCCCTGGGCGTCGATCACAGCTCGACGGCTAGGCTGGCATTGCTGCGTGCCGGGTGGCCGATCTGTGAGCGCGCCACCCGGCGCCGTGCTAGTCGGTCACGCCCTCGCTCGGGCCGATCACCGTGAGCCAGAGTTCGTCTGGCCCGTGCCAGCTGGCACCGCAACCGTCGATGTCGATGGTGGCCACCTGTGGGCCGCGCCACCCGGGACCGAACACGCGCCATTCCTGGTGGAATGGTTCGGGTTCGCCGGTCGAGTGAAGCTCGGTCGGGTAGTCGGCGGCCCATAGGAGCGATGCCCACTGGCCGGCCTGGCGGTACTGCTCTTCGGTGCTCGGTAGATCAAGGCTTGTGTCCATGTCCGTCTCCCTCGGACTTGCCGTCCCCTGTGGACGGGAAAAGTGGGCGGTAGGGCCACGACAGCCCTACCGCCCGTGGATCAGGAGTTGATCGCCTTGGGCTCGACCGGCCGCGCCTCTGCGGGAACGCCCTCTGCCACCATCCGGCGGTACAGGGAGTTGATGACGGCCCGATGGGTGTCGTTCTCAACTGTGATCATCAGATCTCCGATCCGCTGCACGGCCGCTCGCCAGCCCGCTGCGAAGTCCTTTTCCATGTCGGTCTCCCTCCGACTTGGCCATCCCTTGTGGACTGACCTGTGTGGACCCGGAGGGAGTTGCACACCCCCTACGCCTGCGTCTTCCCGGCTGCCTTGCACCGTGCGCTGCGCTGCATCGCCTTGCGGCTTGTCTCGCGGTCCGTGGCCCGGGGCGCTGCCTTTCGGCTGCTGCCACGCCGGGCGGGTCTTGCGGTGAATCTATGTGGTGAGTGGGTATCCGCTGTTTCACATCTCCCGGGGGCTTTTCCCTGGCACCTCTCGGCGTCCGCTGCCCTCTCCGGCCCAGCTCCCCGCACGCGATTGCGTCATCGGTCGGCTTTGGTGTCGGCGCTTCCTCTTGTCTTGTACCCCACACGATACACGTCGACGTGCGTCGTGCCAACCCCAGGCAAGACGTGGAACTGTCGGGTACCTGACACGTCGACGTGCATCGTGTCGCACGCACGTCGACGTGTATCCTGACCGCATGGCCCGCCGGAAGCTCCACCGCGCCGACGTCGCCGAGCTCCTGGGCATCAACCCCGACTCGCTCGGCCGAGCCAAGCTGCCCGAACGCGACGGCACCGACGTCGAGGGCTCGCACGCCCGCCCCTACTGGTGGTCGACCACCATCGACGCGTGGCTCGCAGCCCGGCCAGGCAAGGGCTGGCGCGCCGGCCGGCCCGGACCACACCCCAAAACGGCCGCTGCCGGGCCCGAGGAAACCTCGGACCCGGCAGCACCCACCCCCCGGAGAAAGATCAAGCCTGCGCGGTGACCTCCGGCGCGGTGGTGGTGGCGAGCTGGGCGCTGGCCGATCTGGCGTCACGGAGGCGCCGAGCCTGCTGCAGCAACCACGACAGCGTGAGTACGGTCTGCTCGAGCTCCGGAGCGGACATCTCAGCCAGTGAGGCGGACGCCTCGCCGCTGTTGCCGCTGACGTGGTAGCGCACCGCTGCGCACATCAGCACCGTCGAGAGTTCTGGTAGCGGTGCTGGTTGAGCTGAGGGGCCGGTCATGGTCAGTTCCTTCCGGTGAGGAGTAGGCCGACGCAGGTGAGAGCGATACCCGCGAAGATCGAGGTGGCGGCCAGCCGCACCGGCAACGAGGCCGCGAGGCGGTCGTTGGTGCGGCGGGCGGCCCGGGCGGTGCGGTGCGCCCCGCGGTCGGTGTTGATGCGGTGACTGGACACCGCGCAGGCCAGTGAGTAACCCGCGACGATGACGAGAACAAGACCTGCGGCGCCGACGCGGATGATGATGGAAGCGTGCTGCACGACGGTGAAGCCTTTCGGGGAGGGCACGCGGGGCCGCAGCGGCTGAGCCCCCTCGCTGGCGGCCCCGCGTGAGATAACTCCCTCCTGTCTGAGGGCAGCACGACGCCGAGCGCATGCTGCCGCCGACCTTGGAGTGGAGGTGACGCGCCCCTGTCGTTGAGCAAGACCCGGCAGGGACCCTAATGACCAGGAGCGAGGCGGTTGTACCTCGCCCCCGGCCGGGTCTGCCGGGTCCCCAAGTTGCCAAACCGGGAGTCACGGCTTCCCCGTCACAAAACCTATGTACACAGGTTAGTCAAAGTCAAGGGGCTAGCCGGCCCTTATCTTGCGTACACAAGATGCGGTGTGGTCGAATCTTCCTGCCAAACCGGGAGAAGAGAGCCATGGTGAGCAGGAAAGATATGATTGCGTCGATCAAGTTGAAGATCGACACAGGAGAGTGGGCGCCAGGGGCCAGGTTGCCCACTACGAGCCAGTTGATGAGGATGTACGACGTTAGTCAGTCCACGGTGGCCAACGCGATGTCGACCCTGATCGAGATGGGTCTCGTCGTTGGGGTGGCGGGCGGGGCTCGCTACGTCGCCGAGTCGGCCGACGCCGAGGGCGGGGTCGGATAGAACGATTAGGTCGGCACAGAAGAAACCGCCCGATCGGTTAAAGGATATCCGATTCCTAGGTACATAGGTTAGCCGATCATCCGGTAGTCTGCAGGTCACGCAGCGGCGTAGAACGGTGACTCTGCAACAAACTTCTGGATCGGGGTGGCGACGTTGACAACGGTGTTTGCGCGTTTTGCCCGACATGCCCATTGGGCCGCCGCCGCGTGCGACGGCGGCCTTCTGGGGTACGGAATTATCGCTATCCGGGATGACCGGTCAGATGTCCTACCCCTCACGGTGCTGGCCATTGCGGCTGTCTCGCTCACATTCTTCGCGGTACGGCACGCTCTCAGGCGCCGGCGGCAGTGGCAGGCCGAGCGCGCCAGGCGCCTCGCCGCCATGGCACAGGAGCGGGCCCGCCAGCAGGCCATCGCGGAGGCGGACACGCAGCTGCTGCCGGTGTTCATCCCGTACCCGTCGCCACCGACCTATGTCTCCCTGCGCAACACCGCAGACGACGAGTTGCGGATGGCGCTGCGGCGCGACCTCGAGACGACGGGGGACATCAGTCTGACTCCCCGCTGACGGCGGCGGGGTTGAGGAGGCCGGGCCCCGATCGGGCCCGGCCTTCCTCTATGTCCGTACACGGCGAAGGCCGGCACCCGTTGGGGTGCCGGCCTTCTTCATTGGCGTTCGCCTATGCATCCGGTAGCAGGCCGGTAGCAAAACGGCCCCGACCGGGGGCGACAGGCCGAGGCCGGTCGACCGCCGTTCGCGCAGGTCAGGGGCCCGTCCTGTCTGGCCCTGTCTGTCCCGTGGCGCCGGGCTTGGGATTAGAAGTCCGTCGCTCTATCCGCTGAGCTACGGGCGCGGGATGTGCAAACGTGCTGGTCAAGACGCTCTCGGTCGGAACTGAAGGATCTTAGCGCCCCGTCCGGTAGCAGACTCGGTAGCAGAACCGGTACCGGTCGGGTCTGGCACAGTCTGACCGGGCGCCGCCGGCCACAGCAAATCATTCATGCGGGTGGCCGCGTCGATCATCATGTCGTCGACGACGTGCTCGTACCGCTCCTGCATCCGGGACGTCGACCAGCCCATCAGGCCCTGCACCACGCGGGCGTCGACCTTCAGCAGCCGGTTGAACGTCGCTGCCGTGTGGCGGGCGTCGTGCACCCGCAAGTCCCGCAGGCCGGCCTCGGCCAGGATCTCCTTCCATTCGCCCCAGTCGCGCCGGGCGTCGACCGGCCGGCCAAACGGGGTGGTGAACACGTGGCCGGTGTCCACCCACTTCGACCCGGCCAACTCCCGCTCCTGCTGCTGCTGGATCAGGTGGGCGGCCAGGGCCCGCCGGACGTTCTCGGGCAAGGCCATCACCCGACGCTTGCGGTTCTTCGGCTCGCCCTTCACCAGGCCGCCGCTGTGGCGCTGCGGGCAACTGGAGGCGTGCCCGACGCAGGAGGCCGGGCAGGGCGGCGGGCAGGCCCGGGTGTGGCGCCGGCACGGGTCGGGGCAGGGCTGGGTCTTGTGCAGCCGTTGCCCGCACGCGTGGGCGTCCGTGCACCCGTGCTCCCAGGTGCGGCGGTACTGCTTCTCGCGGACTGTGAGGGTGCCCGCTTCGAGGTCGAGGTCGCTCGGCAGATCCGGACGGTCCGTGCGGTGCCAGGCCAGGCCAAGCGCCTCACCCTGGCGCAGCCCGCACGCGATGGCGACGTACCACCGCGCCCGGGTCCGCCGCTTCTCGATCACGGCGAAGATCCGCTGGACCTCGTCCACCCTCAGCGGGACGATCTCCTCCTCGACGACGGGCAGGGGCTTGACCAACTTGGCCATGTTGCGCACGTTTGGGTGTTCACGCTCATAGTCGGACAGGGCTGACCGGAGCACCCGGTGAACCTTGTTCGCTTCGTTCGCTGACACGTCGCGCGCGATGGCCTTCAGCGCCCGAGAGATCTCCGTCGTGCCCAGGTCGTGCACCGCGGTGCCGCCGAGCTGCGCCGTGAGCCGGGCCGCGCAGCTGCGGTACGAGACGAACGCCTTGTACGCGAGGCGGTCCTGTTTGCGTTCGAGCCAGGCGTCCAGGTACTGGCCGAGGGTCTGCACCTTGCCGGCCCGGGCCACCTGCTTCGCGGCGACCTGGTCCTCGAGCTCGCGGACCTTGTCGGCGCACGCCTCGTAGCAGTCACATCCGACGCGAGGTGACACCTTGCAGCCCGCGCACATTGCGCTGGCTCGCTTGCGCCTGTCGGGACTACCGTCGCCGCGCCGGCCGACGGTGACGAAGCCGACCCACTGGCCGTTGGACGGGGTCAGGGTGACCGACAGCCCGCGCTTGTTGCGTTGTCGTGGCATCAACGTCTCCGCATCTGTGGTTCGGGGGGATTGCTGCGGTTCTCTTCGAGCATTTCGTCGAACAGGTTGAGCGACCGGGCGAGATGATTCAGGAGTGCTCGCTTCTGGCGGTCGGTCAGGATCGACCGCTGGTCGAGGCGGGCGAGGATATCCCGCACGACAGGCGGTAGGGGCGGCGGCGCGGACCCGACGGTTCCCAGTTCCTCACCGGTGGCCAGCCCGGCGCTGATCATCAGATCCCCGAGTCGGACGTTGAGCAGCGGCGCGATCTTCCGCAGCGTGTCAGTGTCGGGCGTGCTGGTGATGTTGCGCCGGATCCGGGAGATGCTCGACGCTGGTGCGCCGGAATCCCTGGCCAGGTCGGCGTCGCGCGAGTACCCGTTGAGGTTCATGAGCCTCTCGAGATAGGCACCGAAGTCGGGCTGCTGAGCTGTCGCTTTGGTGTTCACGGTGAGCACCGTAAACACGGAGACGGGCCCTTCGCGCAGGTCACCGCGGGCCGTGCTTGCATGCATGCAATCAGCCTACGTTGATTGCTTACGTGCACGCAAGCCAAACGGCGCGCGCCATGCGGGCGAGCACGCAGAAAACCTCGATGCACCCGTGCACGTGAGCACGGATTCTGATACGGTCCGTGCATGCCAGCAAGCAAGGCGCCCGCCACGGTGCGAGTCCGGTTCAAGACCGAACGCGCCAACCAGATCGCAGAGGAGCGCGGCCTGCAACTGATCCGGGACCAGGCCCAGTTCTTCGGCGTCACCCCATCGAGCTACTCCCGAGTCATCAACGGCGTGGTCAACCCCGGCGAGGACTTCATCGCCTCGGTCCTGGCCTCGCACCCCGGCGACGCCGACATCACGTGGGACGCCCTATTCGAGGTCGTCGAGGCATGACCGCGGCCACCGTTCCCCAACCGGCCATCCCGGCCTGGCTCGTCGACGCGACCATCGGTCTCGTCACCTCGGCCTATCAGGCCGGGCTGGCCGACCGGCCGGCCGTGCAGGCGAGCGCTCCAACGGACAGCACCGTGCTCGACCGGCTGGAGGCGGCCGCGCTGCTGCGCTGCAGCCGCACCAAGCTCGACGAGCTCGTCCGCCACGGCGTTGTGCCCAGCTTCAAGCTCGGCAACCGGCGGCTGTTCAACCGCGCCGACCTCGAGCAGTTCCTTGCGGCGCAACCGATGCCGTCCGCAGCCGCCTTGCCCCCGCGGGGCGGCGCGGCGCCTCAGCCGTCCTCCGGCTGAGAGCGGGAGGCGCGGTCCAGGGCCAGAGGCCGCGCCTCCCCACCCAAGCAAACGGGGCCGGTGTGCGCCGGCCCCGATGGACACGAAGGTGGAAGGAACCTCATGTCTCTGTTGCAGGATGATACCGGAGTCGACCGGCGAAGAGCCGTGTGCGAAGCCGTCGTCTCCGACATGCGGGCCGACGCCGAGGCCGCGCACGCCCTGCCGTTCAACCCCGGCAACGTCGCCACGCAGTTCTGCAACCAGGCTGCGGCCATCGCCTCTCTGGCCGAAGTGGTCGCCACTCTGTTGCCGAGACCGGCGGCGGATGGACCGTCCACATTGGTCGGCGGTGCTGGTACCCGGCGCATGGTTTGGTTCCACATCGCCAACGCGATCCTCGACCGGCGCCTCCCGGAACCGCACCGGGTAACCCTGGTCGCCAACCTCGCACGGGCCACGCTGTGCGTCGACACCGTCGAGCAGGGTCGCGCGTGGGCGGAGTTCCTCGGCTGCCTGAGCAACGAGAGCTTCTTCGACGGACCGCTCCCCAGCTGGTACGCCCACCACGCCGACGGCCCGCTCGGTTGGTACTGGCACGTGCTGTGTGGTGACCGGGCATGACCGCCGCCATCGCGCCCACCGCGCCCGCACCCCGCAGCCCCGAACCTGACGACGCAGCGGCCGGGATGTGGGCCCTCGTCGAACGCGCCCAGGCCGGCGAGTCGGCGGCGTTCGCCACGTTCTACGACCACTACTTCGACTTGGTGTTTCGGTACATCCGGTTCCGGGTCGGGAGCCAACCTCTCGCTGAGGACCTGGCCTCGGACACCTTCCTGCGCGCCCTGAAGCGAATCAACAGCCTCACGTGGCAGGGCCGGGACCCAGGCGCGTGGTTGGTCACGATCGCCCGTAACCTCATCGCGGACCACTACAAGTCCGGCCGGCACCGGCTTGAGGTGACGATCGGTGAGTTCGACGACAGCGATGTGCCCGATCTCGATAGCAGCCCCGAACAGTTGGCGATCGAGTCTGGCACCGCGGCGACGCTCGCGGCAGCGGTCGAGATGCTCAACCCGTTGCAGCGCCGGTGCATCAAGCTCCGTTACTACGAGGGGCTGTCCGTTGCAGAGACAGCGGTGGCAATGGGCCGCGACCAGGGTGCGGTCAAGGCGCTGCAGTACCGGGCGATCCGGTCGTTGGCCCGGCAGCTCAACGTGCAGGGGCTCCAATGATCCGGGCCATTGTGGACAGAGGGCTGGACCTGCTGGTCGATGCGGCCCGTCAGGTGGGGCTGGCCCGGCCGGCCCGGTGGGGTCGGCACCGCGCTGGCTCCGGCCTGTCGACCATGCAGGCCGCGATCCGGCGTGAGGAGGACTGCCGGCGGGAGTTGGCCGGTCCGCTGGCCGCGTTCATGGCCGAGTTCGGTGACCTGCTGACCGCGTCGCCCGAGGTGAGTTCGGCCCGGCCATGCCCGGTTGTTGAGCGGCACCTGTTCCTGGTGCGGCAGTCGGTCCCGGTTTCCCCTGCCGGCGGACCGGTTGTGGGCGACGACGAGGATTGGGACCTGATCAATGTGTGGGCGGGTGCGTCGTGAGGGTGCTCGCGGTCGCTGAGGCCGGCGTCGTGCTGGTGCTGCTGGTGGTGATGGTCTGGCAGTTCCGTCGCCAGCGTGCCCGGGTGGACGTGCGGCCAGACCCCGACGTGGGGCTGCGCCTGATCCTCGAGGGCCCGGACCGGGTTGACGCGGCTGTTGCCGACGAAGCACCGGTCGCGCCCGCGCCCGCGCCGGCTGTGGTCACCGCGCCGGAGTACGAGGTTCCCCGGGCGTTGGTACCGGTCGAACCGGCACCCGTCGACGACCAGGCGGTCGCAACGCGGGAGACGTGGGCGACCCCGACCGCGCTGATCGGCACGCGCCGGGTTCACCGGTCGTGTGCGGAGGCGCGCCGCGATGGTCGGGTCGAGCGGGTGTGCGCCTTGTGCGTGCCAGTCCTCACCGGCGGTGGCCGTGGCTGACAAGACGGGCATCCAGTGGACTGAGGCGACGTGGAACCCGCTGGTCGGGTGCACCGCGGTGAGCCCGGGCTGTGATCACTGCTACGCCGCGCGGGAGGCGTCGGGTCGGCTGTCGCAGCTGCCGCTGTACTCCGGGCTGGCCCGGGCCGGGGTGTTCACGGGCGAGGTGCGGCTGGTGTCCGATCGGCTGGACCAGCCGCTGCGGTGGCGCCGGCCGCGGCGGGTGTTCGTCAACTCGATGTCGGACCTGTTTCACGACGCGGTGCCGGACGAGTTCATCGTCGAGGTCTTCGCCCGCATGTGGTGGTCGCCCAAGCACACGTTCCAGGTGCTGACAAAGCGCCACGGACGGCTGCGGTCCCTGCTCTCGCAGATCGAAGAGCAGCTGCGTCAGCGGGAGACTGACCTCGGGCTGGTTGACTGCCCGACACCGCTGCGGTGGCCGCTCCCGAACGTGTGGCTCGGTGTGTCGGTGGAGAACCAGAAGTGGGCCGACATCCGAATCCCGGCCCTGCTCGACACCCCGGCTGCGGTGCGCTGGCTGTCGTGCGAACCTCTTCTCGGCCGGATTGACCTGACCCAATGGTTGTCACCCCGCCGGGCGGAGTGGGGCGAGCCGTACGCGGAGCCGACCAGCCCGGCCGGCCTGGTCGTGCGGGACCTCATCCTGCGTCCGGGCATCGACTGGGTGGTGGTCGGTGGCGAGTCCGGCCCGGCCGCCCGACCGATGCACCCAGACTCGGCACGCCTGCTGCGGGACCAGTGCACCGCAGCGGGCGTGCCGTTCTTCTTCAAGCAGTGGGGCGAGTGGGCGCCGTACGAGGTGGCGCGCCCCGTTGCGAGCGACCCGGGCACGTGCGCGGTGCACCCGTCGGGGATGACCGCACTGAGGCCGGACAACCCCTTCGACCCGTTCGCCGCCGGACACCCCTACTGGACTTCGATGGTGCGCGCCGGCAAGAAGCGGGCCGGCCGCGAGCTGGACGGTCGCACCTGGGACGAGTACCCGGAGGTCGACCTGTGACCGCCGGCATCCGCACCATGAGCGACCTGTCAGCCATGTGCGTCAACGGTTTCCACGACGCGTGCGACGACAACCGGTGCCTGGACTACTGCCACGATGCCCCGGCCGAAGCGGTGCCGCTGTCCGAGGAGTGCGTGGGCCGGTACCACGAGGCGTGCCCGGACGGGCCGTGCGTCTGCGTGTGCCACCTGCCCGACCCGCTCGACCTCGACGACGAGTTCGGCCCGTGGCCCAGCGATGAGGAGGCGCGGTGACGGCCGGCACGCTGGAGCACCGCGGCCCGGCCAACGCCATCAGCGACGAGGAGGGCCGCCGCTGGTACGTGTTCGGCGAGGGCGACGACGCGGAACGGTTCGTGTCCGTCACCACCGCGCTGAGCGTGGTCCAGAAGGAGGGCCTGATCCGTTGGGCCACCTGGGAATCGGCCGACGCCGCGTTCGAGGAACTACCCAAGCTCGCCCGGTCGCTGCTGCGCCGGGAGTGCGGCAACACGTACAAGCGGTGCCAGCACGACTTCCGGGTCCGGTGTGTCGACTGCCCGTGCGGGGAGTGCCCCACATGCATGCGGAAGTGGATCGCGAACCGGCACTACGGCATCACGTCCCGCCGGGCCGAGGAGGGCACCCGCGTCCACGACATCGTGGAGCACTGGGTCCTCAACGGTGGCGTGGTCGCCCCGCACGGCGACGACATCGCCCCGTACGTGGCCCAGTTCTTGGCCTGGGTGGCCGACTACGGGCTGACCCCGGACGCGTGGGAGATGGCCGAGGCCACCGTCATCAACCGGGAGTACGGGTACGCCGGCACCCTCGACGCGATCGTCACGTTCCGGGCCGACGCCGGCCAGCTCTCCGCCGAGCTCGTGGCCAAGATGCTCGGCATCACGGTGTCGCAGGCGACCGCCGAGCATCGGGCCGTCACCGTGATCGTCGACCTGAAGTCGCGGGAGAAGGAAGAGGCCAAGCTGTACCCGGAGTACGCCCTGCAGGAGGCCGGGTACCGCAACGGCCAGGTGGTGCGGCTCCGCGACGGCCGTGAGATCCCCATGCCGGCCACCGACGGGGCGGTCATCGTGCAGGTCCGCCCCGACGGGTACCTGTGCCGGCCGGTCATCGCCGACGACACCACGTTCGGCGCGTTCCTGGCGGTGCTGAACCTGGCCCGCTGGTACTTCGAGCACGCCACCGCGTCGGTGTCATCGCGGTCGTTCAAAGTGCCGAAGGAACCCGAGGCGCCGAAGCCGGCCCGGGCCCCGCGGGCCGCGCCGGCGAAGAAGGCCGCCGCGCCGCGCAAGTCAGCGAAGCGGGCCGGTGTCGCGATCCAGGACGTGCCCGAACCGACGCTCCCGATCGACGCGCCTGCAGCCCGGCCGGTCAAGTCGATGTCGGCGATCATGCAGTCCGTGTCACGTCCGCTGGCCGACCCGGACCCGAACTCCCCGTACGGCGACGACATCCCGTTCTGAGCACAAAGGACAGACACATGGCAGGCAGAATCCTGACGCTCCAACGGCAGGTCCGCGAGCTCGGCCGGCTCCGCGCCGGGCTCACTGAAACGCGGGTGAAGGACGGCAGGGAGATCAGCTACCCGACGTCGTCGAAGACGTGGATCCTCACCTCGGCGAACCGGGACTACCTCGACGCCGCCGCCCAGCTGTGGGGTGGGGAGGTGACCGAGTGGCAGCCAGTCGGGAACGGGCCGAAGGCGTGGCGGGTCATCACCAACACCCCGGTCATCGACGCGATCCTGCCGCCAGGGGACCCGCTGTCGCAGCACCAGGAGATGTGGTCACGCGGCGGGTGCCAGCGGCGGTGCGACGGTGAGCGGGAGCTGCTCACCGACCAGCCGTGCCTGTGCCGGGCCGAGCACGGCGAGGATTTCCACGAGCAGAAGCAGGGCACGGTGTGCGACATCCACACCCGGCTCAACGTGTTTCTTCCGGACCTGCCCGACATCGGTGTGTGGCGCGCGGAAACGAAGGGGTTCTGGCCGGCCAACCACATCGCTGGCTACGTCGACATGATCAAAGGTCAGGTCGGGCCGAACGTGCTCGTGCCGGTCCGGTTGCGGATCGAGCCGCGCACCAAGGTGAAGGCCGGGAAGACGTCGCAGTTCATCGAGATCGTGGTCGAGCTGCGGAGCCGGGCCTCGTTCGCGGAGATCCTGAACGCGCCCGACGTCCTCGCCATCGGCGGCGGTCCCGAGCGCGCGGCGATCGGCGCCGGCCCCGCGCCCACCACCGCGGCGGCCGCGCCGGCGGCGGTCGGGCCGGGCCGGGCGACACCGGCGCAGTGGCGGGACCGGTTCGCCCAGGCCACCACCCTCGACGAGCTGCGTGCCATGTGGACCCCGGCCGGCCAGGACGAGGCCCTGGACGAGGAGACCCGGAAAGCGTTCTGGGAAGCCAAGGGCCGCATCGATGGCCGGTCGCCAGCCTGGGCCGAGCAGCCCGTCGACGAGGCGCCCGCGGCCGAGCCGGTCGACGGCGAGGCCGAGCCGGACCGCGATGCGGTGTGGACCCAGGTCCTCACCGTCGCCGCGACGAAGGGCTGGAATCTCGCCGCGGTGACCGAACGGCTGCACGCGGCCACGGGCAAGGCCCCGGCGGACGCGGACGGGTGGGCGCTGCAGCTGTTCCTCGACGCGGTCAACACCGGGCAGGTGGCGTGATGTCCAAACTGATGGACGCCAAGTGCCGCAACACCTACCGGTTGCTCAACCAGGGCGAGGTGTGGTTCCCGAAGGGTCGGCCACGCGTCGCGATCGCCGACATGGACCCGGAGTGGCGGTTCAACACCGCCCGGTTCCTGGAGCGCCGCGCCGCGGTGCTCGAGCTGCTGTACAGCATGGGCGAACTGGGGGTGCTCGGTGAGCCCACGATGCAGGCCGTTGTCGGCGAGGTGTGGGGCGAGACCGTCACGGCCGGCCCGTTGTTCTCCCACCTGGACCTGCTGGGCGAGCACGCTTCGGACGCCTTCGACCAGGAGCTCGAGCGCCGCGTAGGGGACCCGGTCGCGTGGCTGCGCACCACGCCGCTGTACCAGGCGCTGGTGGCCGGGCTGCCCCGCAGGGGCAAGCGCCTGGCCGCCCTGGCGGAGCGGGCCCGGCACTGGTCAACGTGCCCGGCCCGGACCGGGACCGGCGACTGCCTGTGCGACGACATCCGGGCCGCGGCTGCCGAGGTGGCAGCGTGACCGCCTACCTGGACGGGCCGATGGTCGGGTTCGACACCGAGACCACCGGCATCGACGTCGAGCGGGACCGCATCGTGACCACCTGCACCGTGCTGCTTCAGCCGGCTACCCCCACGTGGACGCAGAAGGTCACCTCCAACCTGATCGCGGTCGACGTGGACATCCCGGCCGCGGCCGAGGAGGTGCACGGCATCTCGACCAAGTTCGCCCGCGAGAACGGCGACCCGGCCCCTGTCGTGCTGGACGCGGTCGCTGACCAGCTGTACCGGGCGATGGCGGCCCGGATCCCGGTGGTCGGGTCCAACCTGGCGTACGACTTCACCATCCTCGACCGGGAGCTGCGCCGCCACGATCTGCCCACTGTGGACGAACGTCTCGGCCGTAGCCTCGGCCCGGTTATCGACGTGCTGGTGATCGACAAGTGGCTGGACCCGTACCGCAAGGGCAAACGGAAGCTCACTGACCTGTGCGAGCACTACGGCATCGAGCTGGTCGGGGCGCACGACTCCACGGTGGACGCGTTGGCGGCGGCCCGGGTGGCGTACCGGATGGGTCTGCTGGCGCGCACGAACTACCGGGAACGGCTGGCCCAGCCCAACCCGCCCATGTACCCGGCGTTCCACCGGCTGGGCCACACCGGGGTCGCCGCCCGCTACCGGGAGCTCGCCGGGTTCAGCATGGCCGAGCTGCACGACGGCCAGGTGGTGTGGCGGGCCGAGCAGTGCGACAGTCTGCGCGCGCACTTCGACGCGCGGGGGGTCGCCCACGACGGGGTGCGCGGCGACTGGCCGATGATTCCGTTCGCCCTGGTGCCGGACGGTGCGGTGTGACGCTCACCCTGACCGACCTGTTCTGTGGCGCCGGCGGCTCCTCATCTGGGGCCGAGCAGGTACCGGGCGTCCGCGTCCGGATGGCCGCGAACCACTGGGCGCTCGCGGTCGCGACGCACAACGAGAACCTGCCCCACGCCGACCACGACACCGCGAACATCAGCCAGGCCGAGCCTCGCCGTTACCCTCGCACGGACCTGCTGTGGGCGTCGCCGGAGTGCACCAACCACTCCCAGGCCAAGGGCAAGCGGAAGGCCGACCAGCAGCCCGACCTGTTCGGTGAGGTCCTGCCGGACGAGGCGGCCGTCCGGTCCCGGGCCACCATGATGGACGTCCTCCGGTTCGCCGAGATCCACCGGTACCGGGCCATCGTGGTCGAGAACGTGGTCGAGGTCCGGGACTGGATCCTGTGGCCAGCGTGGGTGACCGGCCTCGACAACCTGGGGTACGAGCACGAAGTCGTCTACCTCAACTCGATGCACGCCCAGGCCGGCGGCCGGCCAGCGCCACAGTCCCGCGACCGGCTGTACGTGGTCGCGTGGCGGCGCGGTGACCGCGCACCGGACCTGACCCGGTGGACCCGCCCGCCAGCGTGGTGCCCGCGGTGCGACGCGGTCGTCCGCCCCATCAAGGCGTGGAAGCGGGTCGACCGGCAACGCGGCCGGTACGGGGCGCAGTACGTGTTCCGCTGCCCGGCCGTCGCGTGCCGCGGCGGCGAGGTGTTCCCCGGCGTGCTCCCGGCCGCGGCCGCGATCGACTGGTCCCTCGCTGGTGAGCGCATCGGCGACCGGGCGAAGCCCCTCGCTTCCAAGACCATGGCGCGCATCGAGGCCGGCCTGCGCCGGTACGCCCGGGCGCCCTTCCTCACCCCGCTGCGCTCGGGTCGGCCCCGGACGCTCCGGGCCGACCAGCCGTTGGCGACTGTGGTCGCTAACGGATCGAATCACGGCCTGGTCGACCCGATGCTCGTGCCCACCGTGGCACGAGACCGGGTCCGGGCCCGCCGGGTGGCCGAACCCCTCCGCACTCAGACGGCCCGCCTCGAGGACGCCTTGGTCGTCCCCCTCCGCGCGCACGGCGTTGCCCGGCCGGCCAGCACCGACCCAGCGCCGACGGTCGCCGCGGCCGGCAACCACCACGCCCTCGTCATGCGGAACAACACCGCCCGCGGCGACCAGGGCCAGATGTCCACATCGGTCGACGAACCGCTTCGCACCGTCCTGGCCGAGGCCCGGCAGTCCCTGATCCGGTGGGACGGCGCCATGGTGATGCGGAACAACGACGGCGGCGCCGAGATGAGCACGCCGGTGACCGAGCCGCTCCGCACGCTGACTGCGGCCGGGCACCAGTCCGTTGTCCGGTGGGACCACCTGGTGTACGGGTACGACGCCGGCGAGCTCCGCCCCGTCGCTGCGACCTTGCCCACGCAGACCACTGTCCAGGGCGACGCGCTGCTCGGCCCCGAGGTTGCGATCGACGACTGCACGTTCCGGATGCTGGAGCCGCACGAGATCCAGGCCGCGATGGCGTTCACGCCGACGTACGTGGTCCTCGGAAACAAGCGGGAGCGCGTCCGCCAGCTGGGCAACGCTGTTACCCCGCCCGCGGCCCGCGACCTCATCTCCGCCGTGGTCGAAGCCCTCACCGGCGGGGCGGTGGTCTGATGCGGCCGTACTACGCCGACGACACCGTGACCCTCTGGCACGGTGACTGCCGCGACCTGGTCCCCGCGCTCGGCCTGACCGCGGATTGCATCGTCACCGACCCGCCCTACGGTGAGACCGCGTTGTCCTGGGACGCGTGGCCGACCGGTTGGCTCAAGGCCGTGGCCGGCAGCGCCAGATCGCTGTGGTGCTTCGGATCGATGCGCATGTTCGGCTTCACCTGGGACGAGTTCTACAGCTCCGGCTGGGCCCTGTCACAGGACATCGTCTGGGAGAAGCACAACGGGTCCGGGTTCGCCGCCGACCGGTTCAGGCGAGTCCACGAGCACGCCGTCCACTGGTACTCGGGCGCCTGGTCGGACGTCTACCACGAGACCCCGACAACCGCCGACGCCGTGGTGAAGCAGATCCGCCGCAAGGAACGACCGACCCACATGGGCGACATCGACCGCAGTACCTACGAGAGCGCCGACGGCGGCCCCCGCCTGATGCGCTCCGTCATCTGGATGCGGTCGATGCACGGCTACGCCACCCACCCCACGGAGAAGCCCGTCGGCATCCTCGACCCGCTGATCCGGTACGCCTGCCCGCCCGGCGGCGTCGTGCTCGACCCGTTCGCCGGCAGCGGCTCCACGGCCGAGGCGGCCCGGATGACCGGGCGCAAGGCGATCCTCGTCGAGGCCGACGAACGGTACTGCGACCTCATCGCTAACCGCCTCGCCCAGGGCGTTCTGATCGAGGACGGTGCCTGATGGTCGACCTCGCCATCCCCGCGTCCTGCGCCGCCCGGCCTACGGTCGGCGGGGTCGTCGCCCCCTACATCAACCTCCGCCTCGCCGACGGCGGCGTCGACTTCCGCTCGCCCCACCACAAGGCGTACGAGGAATGCTGGACGAACTGCTGGTGCCAGGTGTGCGGCCAGCCCACCGGGCGGCCCGCGGTCCTGTTCGGCGGCCCCAACCAGGTCGCCGCCGGCCGGTTCGACGAACCACCCCTGTGCGCACCGTGCGCGCAGTACGCGTCGAAGGCGTGCCCCATGGTCGCCGGCCGGCAACCCCGCTACGCCGACCGCGCCCGCATCAGCGAAGGCCGCCGCGGCCACACCTGCCCCGACCCGGGCTGCGGGTGCGGCGGGTTCGTCCCGGTCGACCCCAACCACGGCGACGCCGCCGGCGAGCCCGCCCACAACTGGTACGCCGTGTTCATCGACCCGCGCGCCTACCAGGTCACCGCGCACAGGGCCACGGTCCGGTGCTCCGACCTGGGCTGTGAACACGAACGGGTCATCGTCAACGGCGGCCAGCTCACCGCAGCCCCGCTGAAGGTGGTGCTGGTGTCCACACAGGACGAAGGCCGGGTGTGGCGGCCGTTGGCGCCGCACGAATGGCCCACCACCACCTGCACCAGGGAGGCCACATCATGACCGACGTCCGCGGTATCGACCTGTCTCTCACGGCCACCGGCCTCGCCTCGTCGCTGGGCTGGTGCACCACCGTGGGCTGCGATGGCATTACCGCCCTGCCGCTGCGGGAAAGGGTTCTCGCTCTGCACAAGCTGAAGGCCGAGCTGCTGGAGGCGATCGGCGACCCCGGCCTGGTGTGCATCGAAACCCCGGCCCTGTCCAAGGCCCGCGGCGGGGTGTTCGAACGCGGCTGGCTGTGGTTCGCCGTCGTGTCCGCCCTGACCGCCCGGGATATCCCGGTGATCGGTGTCGGGACGGGCCAGCTGAAGAAGTACGCCACGGGTGACGGCCAGGCCAACAAGGGCAAGGTCATGGTGGCTGTCACCCGGCGGTGGCCGCAGTTCGAAACCGGCGGCGACGACAACATGGCCGACGCCGCCGTCCCCGCCGCGATCGGCGCCGACCTGCTCGGCGAACCCCTCGCCGAGATGCCCGCCACCCACCGGGCTGCCCTGACCAAACTCGACCTGCCGGAAGGACTGGCCCGGTGAACTACACCATGCGCCCGCTCGGCCCGTGGACCGAACCGGTGACCCAGAACCGGCGCGGCGCCCATGTGTTCAAAGCATCATGGGCCGACACGCTCGACCTGCTGTCCCGCGAACTTGAGCACCTGGGCGCCGACGAGGTGATCCTGCAGGTCGACCTGCTCGAGCACCAGTTGCGCCGCGACGGCATGCCCCGCGCCGACGCCAAGATGGGTCCGTTCCCCGGGGTGCGGATCTCGTTCCAGTCCAAGCACGGGCCGCTCACGTACGCCACCGACGCCCACGAGAACAGCTACTACAACCCCCGTTGCCTCGCCGGGTGGCAGGCCAACGTGCGGGCCATCGCCCTCGCCTTGGAGGCGCTGCGGGCGGTCGACCGGTACGGAGTGTCCGGCCGGGGCCAGCAGTACACCGGCTGGACCGCCATCGAAGCCACCGCCACAGTCTCTGATGTCGCCGCCGCGGCGCTGCTGCTCGACCCCAACGAGCCCGGCCGGCTCATCGGCGCTCCGACCGCGGTCATCACCGGGGCGTTCACGGCCGCGGTGCGCCGCCACCACCCGGACTTCGGCGGCGACGGCAACGCGGACATGGCCGCCGTGGTCAGCAAGCTGCGGAACGCCCGGGACCTTCTCCTCACCGGGACGAAGCAATGAGCCTGGCCGGCCGCCACTACCTCGAGCGCGGCCAACCCGTCACGGTGATCTGCGGTTGGGGCCCCGGCGGCGGCCCGCGCAACGTGTGGATCCGCCGCGCCGACGGCTCCGAAGTCGTGCGGCCCTTCCGGGGTCTACGCCTACCGAAGGACGAGGACCCGGCATGACGACCACCGAACCCGATGAGGCCGACGGCCACCCCGATTCGGTGTGGGTGAGCAGCGACCGCACCGTCGACGACTACTACGTCGCCACCGTCCACCCGAGCAGCGACGTGTCCATCCCGCTCACCGCGCACCAGGCCGTCGCGTACGCCATCACCGTCCTGCGGGCCGTCGCCGACGCCGAGTACGACGCCGCCGTCCTCGCCCAGATCACCACCGCTACCGGCGGCGACCAACACGCCGCCGCGGCGACCGTCATGCAGCTGCGCGAAGCCCGGCCACCCCGTGACACCGCCCCCACCGCACCACTGGTGTTCACCCCGATCGTGTCGAAGGCCAACGGCCATCCGTTCGTGCTGGTGCATCTCCATGGTCAGGCCCTCACCCAGTGGACACCCGAGGACGCCCGTGGCCACGCCCAGCACGTGCTCGACGTCGCCATCGTCGCCGACCACGACGCCGCCTACCTGCACTACCTGACGTCCGTCGTGGCCCTCGAACCCGAACGGGCCCGGGTCGCCGTCGACGCCCTACGGCAGCACCGGCACAACCAGCCCACAACCCAGGAAGGAACCACGGATGTCCACTGAGGACACAGGCCGGCAGGTCCAACCGTTCGCCGGCATCCTGCAGAAGATCGGCAAAGGTGTCGCCCACACCCGCATCTCGGAGGCGATGCAGCAACTCGTAGTCGCCGTCACCGAGACCGGCAAGAAGGGCACCCTGACCCTCACCGTCACCGTCGAGCAGATGAAGGACGCCGAAACGCTCAGCGTCTCGGCGAACTGCACGGTGAAGCTCCCGCAGGAGCAGCAGGCGTCGATCTTCTACGCCGACGAGGCCGGCAACCTCACCCGCAACGACCCCCGCCAGACCGCCGTCGACCTCGCCGTCGTCGGCACCGCACGCCGAGGAGACACCGCATGACCAACGACGCCCAGACCATCGTCGACACAGCCCGGCTCGGCGCCATCCCGTCCTCACTGAAACCGGGAACGATCTACACCGTCGCCACCGCCAACGGCGACGTCAAGCAGATCGACCTCACCGGCGACCAGTACCGCGACTTCCCCGCCCGGATCCGGCAGACCGTCCACCTCACCCACGCGGACAGCTTGCTCGCCTACTGGGACAAGCACTCCGACCCGGGCTCGGAGGTGTACGCCGACCGGCAGAAGTGCACCATCACCGCGATCCTCGACGCCCACTTCGGGGCCTATGGCTCGGCCCCCGAGCCGGATGACGGAACCACCGATGAGGAGTTCCGGCCCCGGTGGCAGGCCCACCGCGCCGTCCTCGAACTGACCCTGTCCGACCCGCTCAAGGCGTGGATGGGCCGCGACAACCGGTACGACGACCAGGCCGGATTCGCCGAGTTCATCGAGGACTGGCTGCCCTACATCGTCGCCCCCGACTCCGCCGACCTCCTCGAGATGGTCCAGACGTTCCAAGCCACCACCCGGGCCACGTTCAAGTCCGCGTACAAGCTCGTCAACGGGCAACGCCAGCTCGAGTACACCGAGCAGGTCGACGCCACCATGCGCGGCGACGCCATCGTCGTGCCCACCGGCCTGGTCCTGCACATGCCGATATGGCGCGGCGCGGCCGACGGCGTCGAACTCACCGCCCGGCTGCGGTACCGCGTCAACCACGGGGGCCCCGGCCAACTCGGCATCGGGTTCAAACTCGACCGACCCGGCGACGTCATCGACGCCGCGTTCGAGGCTGAGGTCGCCGCCGTCGCCGAGCACGTCGGCCGGCCCGTGCTGCGCGGCACCCCCGCCGGCGGCGCCTGATGACCCGGGTTGTCACTCTCGCGGGTGCCTCCGACGACCTCATCGAGGTCGGTGGGGCCATCCGCGAGGAATTCAGCTACCGCGGTGCCCCCAACGAGGGCGACCTGGTCGCATTTTCGGACGGCACAGTGCTGCGCATCGTGTTCAGTGAGGCCGGCGAGGACGGGGTGTGGCGTATCACGCCCGTCGCCCGCGGCACGGCCACCCTCGACATCGTCCAGGCACCCGAAGACGACCCCGCCAACTTCACCGACGTCGCTTCGCTCAGCGGCGTCGAGGTGCGTTGGGCAGTGCACGGCCTCGCGTACGCCAAGGCGGTGGGGTGATGGTGGACCTGCCCAACTGGGAAGTCTCGGTCACCATGGTCCGTGGCGCCGGGCGAAGTAGGGAGGAACGCACCTTCCTCGCCGTTCTACCGGCCGCCACAGAGAAGGCGGCCCTGCGCGGCGGCCAGGACTACGGGCTCGGAATCAACACCGCGTCCGAGCACGAGTGGAAGTCCGCGGGCCGGGACACCTGCGTAGCCGCCCGCCCGTTCGACGGCGCCAACCTCGACGGGCTCACACCCGAGCAGGCCATGCGGCTCGCCGCGGTCACCGCCGACGCCATCCGCGACGCCGAACGGCGCGGCGCCCGCGATCAGCTAGGCCCGATCCTGGCCGACCTGCGGGCCAAGCTCGGCGAGGAATACGTCACCGACCCCATCGGCTACCTCGAAAACCTGGAGCTGCAGCTGGCCACCCTCGCCGGGGAGGCACCCGAATGACCCGGTACAAACTCCCCGACGAGCTCGGCGGCCGGACCGTCGACGCCGAAGAAACGTGGGGCGGGTGCGCCGGCGCCCGCCCCGAATACCGCATCGGCGACATCACCCTGACGATGCCGCCCGGCACGCCGCTGAAGGTCATGCCGCCGGCCGAACCGCCACCGGGACCGTACCTCCTCGACGGCGGGGCAGTGGTCATCTGCACCAGCCCCGGCGACTGGTGGGTGCCGAACGGGCGTGGCAACCCCGGTGTGTTCCGCTACATGTGGCCCGGCTTCTGGGAGAAGTTCGGCGGCCCCGACGTCACCCTGGTGCCCCTCGTGCCCGACCCGGCCGCCGGCGTTCAGCTGCCGTGGGCGGGCGAATCGGCTGTGCTGGCCACAAGGCTCGGCGTTTGCACCCACGACCCCGGCGAGGGGGGCTCCCTCGTGCAGGAGCTGTACGGCTCCCGCGACGCCCTCCTCCACCCCGACACCGCCGAGGCCAAGGGCGCCGCGCTCATCGCCGCGGCCCGGGCCGCCCGAACAGCGGTAGGCACCTGATGACAACCCAACGGGCCCGCACCGACCGGGCGCTCAACATCGTGACCAAATGGCGAACCCTGTTCACCGGATGGCAGCTCGGCACCCGACCCAAGGGCGACCCCGAAGGCGACGCCGTCCGCGACCACCGCGAGCTGAGCATCCTGCTCCGCGTCGAGTTGACCGCCCTGACCGGGCTGCTCCTGGCCAAGGGCGTGTGCACCGAGGACGAGTTGCTGGCCGCCTTCGAGCACGAGGCGGAGCTGCTGAACAAGGACTACGAGCGCAGGTTCCCCGGCGTCACCGCGCACGAGGACGGGCTGAACCTCGACCATCGGGTCCTGCCCTGGATGAAGGGCTGGCGGCCGTGACCGCCGCCGACAACCCGTTCGCCGAGTGGTGCCTCGTCGAACTCATGGGCCACCGCCGCGTCGCCGCGTATGTCACCGAAATCACCCTCGCCGGGGCCGGCATGCTCCGCCTCGACGAACCCGACGGCCGCACCCAGTACGTCAGCCCCACCTCCGTGTACGCCCTCCACCCCACCACCGAGGACGTGGTCCGGGCCATGGCCGGCCAGTGGCGCGAACCGCCGATCACCCGGTACGAGCTCGAGCAGGCCCAGGCCGCCGACGACCCGCCGCCCGAACCGGCCAGCGCCGCCGGGCCGGCCCCGTACGCCAACCCGTGGGGGGAGCCCGAACCACCGTTCTGACCCCGGGGGCGGCACCGGTTCGGCACCGACCCGTCCAGCCGGCCAGACACCGCCCCCACCCCGGCACCACGCTGACCGGCGCAACCCCACCACCAGGGGTTGCGCCGCCAGCCTGCACCACGCAAAACAGACAAACATCGATCAACAAAAAGGGGGGTGGTGGGCGTGAGCCAAGCCGGGCGCCGGGCGGCGCGCGCAGAACCCCGACCCACCGGCCCGGACACCGTTGACCCGCAGGGCACCCAAACCGCGGCCGAGGCCACCGCCGAACAGGCCGTCCTCGGGGCCATGCTGATCGACCCCACCGTGATCGACACCGTGACCGCCCGGATCAGTGGCCAGGACTACTACCAACCCCGACACGGGGTCATCCACAACGCCATCGTCGCCGTGTACCTGGCCGGGCGGCGCCCCGACGCGATCGCTGTGTCCCGCCACCTCACCGCCATGGGCAACATGCGCCTAGTGGCCGGCGGCGACGTGTACCTGTTCGAATGCATCCAGGCCGTACCCACCGCCGCGAACGCCAGCTACTACGCGGCCCTCATCGCCGACCACGCGCAACGCCGCAACCTGGCCCAGATCGCCGCCCGGCTCTCCCACGCCGCCACCGTCGAAGACCCCGCCCGGCGCAGCGAACTCGCCGAAGCGGCCCGCATGGAGCTCGACAAGGCCACCACGGTCACCGAGCCGGCCGAGGCGGACACCTGGGCGCCGCTCGACCTCACCCCCGCCCTCAGCGGCGGTACCCTCACCACCCCGCCCGTCATGCTGGCCCGCACGGACGGCACCAACCTGCTGTACCTCGGCCGAGTCCACTCGCTGGCCGGAGAACCCGAAGCCGGCAAAACGTGGGTGGCGCTCGTCGGCGTCGTCCAGGCCCTCCACGACGGGCAACACGTCATCTACCTCGACTTCGAGGACACCCCGGAGGGCATCGTTAACCGGCTCCTCGCCCTCGGCGCCCACCCCCAACAGATCTCCGCCCAGCTGCACTACGTGCGCCCCGACCGGGCCATCGACGGGCCCGCCCGGGCCGGCCTGACCAAACTCATCACCGACCACCCCGTCACCCTGTGCGTTATCGACGGAGTCACCGAAGCCATGACCCTCCACGGCCTCGACCCGTACAACAACCCCGACGCCGCCCGGTTCTACGAAGCCCTCCCAAGGCCCCTCGTACGGCTCCCCAACGCCCCCGCCGTCCTCCTCATCGACCACGTCCCCAAGGACGAAGACCGCCCCAAGCGGTACGCCATCGGCGCGCAACACAAACTCGCCGGCCTCGACGGGGCCGCCTACGTCGTCGACATCGTCCGACCCTTCGCCCCCGACCAGCCCGGCATCTCCCGAATCCGCGTCGCCAAGGACCGGCCGGGCCAAGTTCGCCGCCACGCCACCGGCGGAGTCATCGCCGAACTCCACATGGGCGGCGCCTACCCTGTCGTCACCGCCGAACTCCGCAAACCACTGCCCTCCGCGGCCGCCACAACACCCGACCAACACTGGCGCCCCACCCTCCTCATGGACCGGGTCAGTGCATGGCTCGAAGTCCACCCCGGGGCATCCCAGAACGAGATCGAAAAGGCCGTCCGGGGCCGTAACACAAACGTCCGCGCCGCCATCGAAGCACTCACCCTCGAGGGCTACATCCGGCGCGAGCCCGGAGACAACCGTCAATGGAGGCACTACCTCGACAAGCCCTTCCACAACCCCGAGGCCGGAGACCAAGACATCGATGACGAACGCTAGAAATCGGCCCGAAAACGGCCGCCAACCCCGGTGCGTCCCGGTGCGTCCCCGGTGCGTCCCGGACGCACCCAGTGCACACCGAGCCAGGTGCGTCCCGCGTCCCCTCCCCCTTCGGGGACGCGGACGCACTTGGCGTCGATCACTGGCAATGGGAATAGATCAACTACAGGGCCGGTGCGTCCGCGATCTTGAAAGGGGGTGCCCATGACAACAACCGACACCCAAAACGACGATGACAACGGCGGCCCGAAGAAGTGCGGGGCCCCCCGCCGACAGGCCGACGCCCCGTGCACGCGTCCCGCCGGCTGGGGCACGCCGCACCCCGGCATCGGGCGGTGCAAGCTCCACGGCGGGTCGACGCCGAGCCACGTGCTGCATGCCCAGCGCCAGGTGGCCGAGCAGGCCGCGGCGGCGTACGGCGCGGCCCGGGACGTGAACCCGGTACAGGCGATGGTCGAGCTGCTGCACGACACGGCCGGCCACGTGGCCTGGCTGCGCGACATCATCCAGACCGAGCAGCCGGACGCGCTGATCTGGGGCGTGGCCGACGAGATCAACAAGGGCAGCGGCGAGTTCCCCGGCGTCGACATCCGGAAGGCCGCAGCCCCCTCCGTCTGGCTGCAGCGTTACGACGTAGAGAGGCGCCTGCTGCTCGACGTGTCCCGCGACCTGGCCAGGCTGGGCATCGAGTGGGACGCGCGGGAGGCGATCCGCAAGGAGGGCGCGGTTCTGGCCCGGGTGGCGCGGGAGATGGCGCGGCGGCTGGGTCACGACCCGGCGGATGAGCGGGTGGCGGCGGCGTACCGGGGGGCGTTGCGGGACGTGCTGGGGGCCGGGGTGGACGTGGACCGGGTGGTTGAGGGGCGGTTGGCGTGAGGCAAATGTGGATCTCCGCGCTACACCATAAGCGGAATTATGGGCGACCGCGTAGTACTACTATGGTGCGATGGTGGTCTGCAAAACGTGCGGCGTGGACAAGTCCCCAGACGATTTCTACCGGCAGGCCCGCGGCGTCAAGGGGCTGCGCCCTGACTGCAAGTCCTGCCACAGCACCAAGCGGCGCGCCGACTACGCCGCGGGCAGGGGCAGCCGCGGCCGGGACGCCTCGTACGAGCAGCTGCTCAAGCGCGAGTACGGGATCACCCTGGCCGACTACAACGCGATGCTGCGCCGCCAGGCCCACCGGTGCGCGATCTGCCGCCGCCCGGAGACGGTCAGGATCAAGCGCACGGGCGAGCTCAAGCGGCTCGCCGTCGATCACGACCACGTCACCGGGGCGGTCCGGGGTCTGCTCTGCCACCGGTGCAACGTCCTGGTCTGGGCGCTGGAGGACAACCACACGACCCTGGCCGCCATTGGCGCGTACATCGAGGAGTTCCGGGAGACCTTCGCCAATGGTGCCCCGGTGTAGCTCGGCCCCGGTGGGTGCCCGGTGAGCGCGTGCCGCCCGGATTGCCGGGTTCCGTCGCCGTCGCAGGCGCATTGCGGGGCGTGCCATCACACGTTCGGGTCGGTGTCGGCGTTCACCGTGCACCGGCGGGGCGGGGTGTGCCGGCCGCCGGCGGAGCTCGGCCTGGCCGAGGTGGCCGGGCTGTGGTGTTCGCCGGAGGGCCATGCGAAGCGGGCTGCGGGTGGTGCCAGGTTGGCGCAGGTTCGTGCGTCCCGCGTTTCGGGTGTGTGCGCAGACGGGCCGGGGGACCTGGGTGCTCCCTCTGTCCCTTCAAAGATCAACAACTCGGATCTTGCCCACAGGGAGGGGTCGACCGATGTCGCAGCCTGAGCAGACCACCACGAAGGAGGCCCGGCCGTCGGTCGCCGAGCTCGTGCGGGAGATGGTTCCCGAGCACGCCCACCGCACCGGCGGCCCGTTTCGATCCACCTGGAAGTGGTCGACGCCGGCCGGGTGGTGGGAGCTGGAGATGTCGATGCCGTTCGTGTCCGCCGGGTACCTGGCCCTGCGCGGCTCATGCACCGCGGCGCTGCCGTACAGCTTCGCCGGGCTGGCCGCGGCGCGGGCCCTGCTGGTGGCGCTGGGCGGGCTGCCGCCTAAGCCGCCGGCGGCCGAGCGGCCGGGGTGGTGGGGCGAGGGGTGCCGGTGCACGGTCACGCCCGAGGTCGTCCAGGGCACCGGCGCCCGGGTGGTCCGGCTGAACGGGTGCCCGCTGCACTCGGCGGTAGGTGAGCCCTGATGGCCGCGGACGCGACCATCCGGTTCGAGGGGCCCAGCCTGGCGACCCTGCCGTTCCAGCTGGACGTGCGGGTGGCCATGGTCCTGCCACCGATGCGGTACATGACCGGCGACGGGGTGGAGGTGGGCCTGTCGCCGGCGGGTCCGCCGACCCCGGAGCTGGCACCGCTGCTCGAGGTGCAGGGCGACCGGGTGACGGTGGCCGCGGCGCTGCGGGCGCTGGCCGCCCAGCTGGATCCGGGGTGAGGACCACGGTGGCTGAGGTGACCGCGACGCGGGTGTGTCAGGCGTGCCGGACTGGGCTGCCGTGGCGGTCTGTGCATGAGATGCGCGTGCCGCCGGTGGGGTTGGTGTACGCGTGCCTGGATGTGGTGGCGTGCCGGCGGCGGGCGGAGGCGTTGGGGATTTGGGGGTGGGTGGGTCCGTTGCCGGCGGGTCTGCCGGAGGCGTCCATTGTGGAGAGTGGGAGGCGTAGGAAGTGAGCCCTGTCGACGGTTCGGTGTCGTTCGCGGAGTGGGTGCCGCGGGCGGAGTACGACGCGGCGTGCGTCACGTTGGCGCAGATGCACGCGGCGGCGGTGGGTGAGGTGCGTGGCCCGATCCGGGGTGTGGTTGAGGATGTGGCCGATGTGCGGGCCCAGCGGGACGCGGCGCTGTTGGTGGTGGCCGGGGTGCGGGCGGCGTTGCGCCGGTTCGATGGGCCGCCGGCGGCGGAGCCGGTGTTGCCGGGTGAGCGGGCGGTGGTGGAGGCGGCGGTGGCGTGGCGGGCGATGGTCGCGGCTACTGGGGAGTGGGGGATCCGGATCGAGGGCGGCGCGCTGGCCGATGCGGTGGACGCGCTGCTTCCTGGTGAGGAGACGTTCGGGCGGAGCGACGTCACGTGTGGGACGTGCGGGGGTGAGGGCGTGGTGGCGTGCGCGGCTCACGTGGCTGGGTGTGTCGACATGGAGCGTGCCTGTCCGGACTGCCGGTTGGCTCCGGCTACCCGTGAGCCTGGTGGGGTCGACGGCTCGACCCGGTTGGATCCGGTGATCGAGGAGGCGGCGCAGGCGGCCCGGTTGGCTGGGTTCGAGCAGCGTGGTGATGGGCCGCCGCGGGCGCGTTGGGATCAGCTGCATCCGACGGAGCGTGCCTGGTATCGGGCGATGGTTCGGGCTGCGGTGCCGGTCATTGAGCGGGCGGCGTTCCGCGCTGCGGCCGAGTTGCCGTTGCCGCATGGTGGTGGGTTCGTCGACGAGTCGCAGCGGCGGTCGGAAGAGAACGGCGCCAACCGGCTACGGCAGGCAATCCGCGATCGGGCTGGTCGGGGTGGTGGAGATCATGCCTGATCTCTTCGTGGCCGAGCCTCCGCACGTGTGTCAAACGCCGATCCGGGGCCAGCGCAACTGGCTGCACAACGTGGCCGCTCGCCAGGCCGGCAGCGTCTGGAAGTGCGACATCTGTGGCCGGATCTGGGAGTGCTACCTCGGACTGTTGGGTCTCTACTGGTGGGACCCGAGCGAGGCCACGGTCGCACGGTTCGCCACCGATCGGGCTACTCGCACGGGCGGTGGGTCGTGAGCCGCCGCGGGCTGTGCCGGCACTGTGGCAAGCCGGATGCGCCCGTGTCTGAGAACGGCTTCATCGACCGCCATTACCGGGCCGACCACGAGCTCGGGACGCGGCCGAGTGGGGAACTCTGTGCGGGCAGCGCGATGGGTGGCGGGCATCTTCGTCCGGGCGAGGCGTGCGTGCACTCGGTGCCGAACCCGGACTGTCGGGCTGCTCAGGTTGGTGGTGGGGGGTGAGCACCGACGCGGCCACCGCGTTCAAGCGGCTCGGGTTGGCGTTCCGGATCGCCGACCTGAATATCGCTCTGGGCTTGGCTGATCGGGTGCCTGGGCATTACTCGCCGGAGGCTGTTGAGCGGGCCCGAGTTCGGCGGGCGGAGCTTGAGGCCGACTTCGAGCGGTTGGGGGTGCCCGATGATGCTGCATGACCGGATCCGGGCCGTGGTCGAGGAGCGGCTACGGATCGCGCGGGCCGCCAACCCATCGCCGTGGCGACGGTTTGTGGGTCGGACCGGGCTGAACCATCTCGACCCGAACACGATCTTCGGCGACGGCGAGCCGCGCGGCTTCGACAGGCTCCGCAACGTGTGCAACCTCGACTATTCGTGGGAGCGCGACGCGAATGCCGAGCACATCATGGCCAACGATCCGGCCGACGCCATCCTGGCGGCTGAGCACGCGTTGGGGATCCTGGCGCGGCACGAGGCGGTGCTGGACGAACTGGACCGCCTGGTCTGCGGCGGGTGCCAGGAGTTGTGCCACTCCCGTTCGGGGCTGTCGTGCGACTCGCCCGACGCGCCCTGGCCATGCGCCGAGGTTCGTGCGCTGGCGACCCGGTTCGGCGTGGAGGTGTCGGGGTGACCGGGCGTGCGACTCCGGGTGGTGCGTCGACGCCGGATGCGTTGGCGTTGATTGATGCCACTGTGGACGGCCGGTGTGCGTGTGGGTGTGGGGCGGCGTTGCGGCCGGATGGGCCGTCGGGGTGGTTCGCGTCGGAGGAGTGTCAGCGGCGTTTCCAGTCGCCGGCGGTGGACGTGACCGGGTCGGCGGGGGATGAGTTGGCGCGGTTGTTGGCGGATCAGCCGGCGTGGTTGGTGCGGGTGCTGGCGTCGTTGGAGGCGGGGCGGGCGGCTGCTGGTCTGGTGTTGGTGTGGGATCAGACGCCGGAGCCGGCGGGTGAGGCGGTGACGTCGGATTCGCGGCCGCCGTTCGAGTTGGGGGGCGATCCGCTGCCGGAGGACGTGAGGCGGGAGTTGGTGGCGTTCCGCCGGCACTGTGCGCGGTGCGGGCGGCGTGAGGTGCCGCAGTTGTTGGTTCGGCCGCGGTTGGCGCAGCTGTCGTTCGAGATCGCCGAGCCGACTGCGGTGGTGCCGGTGGACGATGTGATGTTCCACGGTTGTGGTTCCTGTGGCCGGCCGTTGGTGGGGTTGGCGCTGTGGGCGACGGCTGATTACTCGTCGGGGGCGGGTGTGGTAGTGCTGGCGTTGCGGACCCGGGTCGGGGGGAACCTGTACTCGGTGCGGGTCTGGCAGGACGTGGACGAGCTCCGGTTCTTCCGAAGCACGGAGTTGGCCGACCATCGGTGGCGGGATTGCGAGCGCGCGTTGATGGAGTACCGGCTGCCGGTGTGCGTGATGGCTGGCTGCGGCGAGAAGGCCCGGGAGCGGTTTGTGGTGGCCCGCCGCCCGGATCCGGATCCGTTGCTGCCGTGGAGTTTGTGCGGGCGGTCGTGGGATCCGGGTGAGGTGATCCGGTTGTGCCCGGGCCACGCGTCGATGTTGGTGCGGGGTGAGGATCCGGCCCGGCCGGGGGTGTTGCGGGATGAGCTGGTGCACGGGCTGAGGTTCCAGACGGCTGAGGCGTCCGAGCTGGCGGCGGCCGCGCGGCGGGAGCTGGTCGCTGAGCGGGTGCGGCAGTGGGCGGCTTTGGACATCACACCGGACCAGGTTTGTCGCAGGCTGTTTGGTAGTGGTGCCTGATGCCTCGGCCGCAACAGGCGTTGTTGTGCGCGTCGCCGGCGTGCCCTCCGCACCGGGGGAAGCACACGGCGGAGTGTTTGGCCACAGATGACAAGTGCCCGGGCTGCTTGCCGCGTCTGGCCGGCGATGGGGTGCGGTTGTGTCCATTGTGTACTCGCCTGATCGGTGAGGACGCCCGGACCCTGGCGGCGCGGGACCGGGACCTGGAGGTGGTGCTCGCCGGCGGTGGCGGGGTGGGTGGGGAGCATGTCTCGCACGGTGGCCGGGATCCCAATGTGAAGCTGAACCCGGCGGCAGTGGCGGCCCGGTCGGCGGTGCGCCGCCAGCTGGTGGCGTTGGTGCGGTTGATCTGTGAGGAGCGGGGTGTGCACTTGCCGACGTTCACGGCGGTGCCGGCCCGGCCGGAGGGGTTCGTGGGGCCGTTGCCGTTGCGCCGGTTCGTGGACGCCCGACTGGGCACCCTGGCCGGGTTCGTGGGGAAGCATGCCCTGTGGTTGGCGGCGCATCCGGGGGCGGGTGAGCACGCCCAGGTGCTGAGGTCTTTGGTGCGGTCGACGTGGGGTGTGGCTTTTCCGGCGGGTGTGCGGTTGTTTCCGGTGCGGGTGCCGGGTGGTTCCGGGGTGGCGGTGTGTCCGGGGTCGGTGCGGGTGCGGGTGGCTTTCGCGGTGACCCGGCGCGGTCTGGTGTCCGAGGTGTTTGGGTTGGCGCCGTGTGAGGGGTTGTTGTGGACTGTGATCCGGCCGGGTGATGACCGGTTGCCGGCGGCGGTGTTGTGTAACCAGCGGGATGAGCATGTGTGGCCGTCGTCGTCGTGGTTGCGCCGGTTGGCGCCGTTGTTGTTGGCGCAGGCCCGGCGGGTGCAGGTAGCCGCCGCCGCGGGCGAGGCTGCGACGGGGGTGGCGGCGTGAGCTCGGGCCGGGGTTCCCGCCGGGCCCGGGTGGCGGCCGCGGTGTGGCGGGCGTACGACCGCCGACCGTTGTGCTGGTTCGTGGACATATTCGAAGGGGCCCGGGTGGCGTTCGAGCGGTGGCCGCTGGTGTGCCTTCTCGTCGCGCAGCTGGTTGTCCTCGTGGCGCTCGTGGCGGGGTCGCACGGGTGGTGGCTGTGAGGGTGATGCAGTGGCAGGCCACCGCGGGCGGGTCGATGACGTACCGGTTGGATTGGCCGGGCCGGGTGTTGACCCGCCTGGGTCACACGGTGCGCCGGTGTGAGCGGGCCATCCATTCGTGGGTGGCGGACTCGGATGTTGTGGTGGGCCAGTTCGTGGCGAACGAGGCCCCGTCGTTGCGGTGGCAGGAGTGGGCGGCCGAGGGCCGGACCCTGGTGTACGACGTTGACGACGACCTGTCGTGTGTGGACCCGGAGTCGGTGAAGGCGTACGCGTACTACTCGGATCCGGTGGTGCAGGCCCGGATCGGGGCGAACATGGCCGTGGCGACGAGGGTGACGGCGGCGACGGACGGGATCGCGGCGTGGGCGGCCCGGTGGGCCCGGGATGTGGTGGTGGTGCCGAACGGGCTGCCCGCGCAGTTGCTGTGCGCCCCGGATCGGCCGGCCCGGGCCGATGGGCGGGTGGTGGTGGGGTGGGCGGGGTCGATGCAGACGTTGCCCGAGTTGCGGCTGGTGGCCCGGGCGTTGCAGCGTCTGCTCGAGTCGACACCGGGGGTGGTGGTTCACACCGTGGGGGTGCCGGCCGACGCGGTCGCGTCGACGGGGCTGACCCACCCGGGCGTCCAGGTGACGCCGTGGGTGGCCGGCACCGACACCTACCTAACGGTGATCGACTTCGATGTGTGGGTGGCGCCGTACCGGGACATCGCGTTCAACCGGGCGAAGGTGCCGACGAAGGCCCTGGAGGCGATGTTCCTGGGTATCCCGATCGTGGCGTCTCCGGTCGGGCAGTACGCGACGGTGGTGCGGCACGGGGTCACCGGGTTGCTGGTCCGCGCCGACCACGAGTGGGGCCGCCACATCCGCGGCCTGGTCCTGGATCCGGCCCGCCGGGCGGCGATGGGTGACGCGGCGAGGTCGGCGGCCGCGGCCCATGTGGTGGAAGGTTTGGGCCCGTTGTGGGAGAAAGCGCTCACCCCCTGAACGTGTGTGTCCACATAGGAGAGAGGCATCGGAATGATTGACGGCAAGCGGGTGGTGGCGTGGACACCGTTCGGGCGGGAACGGTCGGTGAGCATTTTGACCGAGTACCTGCGCCGCGACCACGAACGCGGCATCGTCGACGAGCACTGGTTGTTCATGAACACCGACGTGGCCGGGCAGGAGTCCGACATCGCGTACGCGTATGGGTTGGCGGCCCGGCACCCCGGGTGGGTGCGGATCGTGGAACGGCCGCCGGGGGAGCCGTACCGCACGCCGAAGCAGCGCAACACCGGCCTGGCGTACCGGTACATGACCGACCCTGACACGGTGTACGTGCGCCTGGACGACGACATCATCTACGTGCACGAGGACGCGATCGGGCGGCTGGCCAAGGCGAAGCTGGAGATGCGGCCCACGTTGTGCTGCCACGCGATGATGTGGAACAACGCGATCACGTCGTGGTACCTGCAGCAGGCCGGGGTGATCCCGTTCGAGTTCGACACCGGCGGGTCGGCGCCGCTGCGGATGGAGGTGGGGTCGCCGTTCTGCATGGACCCGGTCGGGTGGGCGTCGGGTGACTTCGCGGTGGCGATCCACGAACTGCTGCTCGGCTGGCTGGACGCCGGCGAACCGCAGCGGGCGTTCCTGTACCAGGACATGCCGTTGCAGCTGGGGCAGCAGTTCTCCGTGTCGGCGTTCGCTTCGCTCGGTGCGGACTACGCGGCGCTGCCGCGGCCGGGTGTGCTGGAGCCGGACGAGGAGGAGCACTGGCACACGGTGCACCAGCCGCGGGTGATCGGGGCGCCGAACATCATCGTGGGGAACGCCCTGGTGTCGCACTACACGTTCGGGCCGCAGCAGCGGGCGGTGTTGGCCACCGACATCCTGGACCGGTACCGGGCCCTGGCCGGGAAGCTCACGTGAGCGGGATGAAGGTCGGGGTGGTCATCCCCGCCCACAACGCCCAACCGTTCATCGAAACGCTGCTGGCCACGGTGAACGCCCAGACGTACCCGTGCGCTGCGTACATTGTGGACGACGCGTCCACCGACGGGCTGGCCGCGTTCTTGAAGGCGCGGCCGTCGTGGTGGCGGCGGTTCGAACGGTCCGAGCAGCGGCGCGGCTGGCCGGCCGCGCTGAACTTCGCCGCCAACCTGGCCATCCTCGACGGCTGCGACGCCCTGTTCTACTGCGCCGCCGATGACTTCCTGCGCCTGGACTGCATCGAACGGTGTGTGCGGGCGCTGGCCCGCCACGACTGGGTGGTGCCGTACGCCCAGCAGATCGGCGGCGAGAACGTGGTCCAGGCGTCCCGGGCCGGCGCCACCCTGGCCGACTTCGCCCTGTGGCCCCCGGTCATCGACCACGCCCTCATCCACACCCACGTGTGGCAGGCCGTGCGCGGGTACGCCACCGACGTCACCGTGCCCGGATCGTGGGGTGCCGCGGAGGACTGGGACTTCTGGATCCGGGTCCTCAAGGCCGGGTACGGCGACTACGGGGTGATCGAGGAGCCGCTGTACTACCACCGGGTCCACCCCGGTCAGCTGTCCCGCGGCCGGGCCGCCATCCACCAGCAGACGGTGGAACTGCTCGCCGCGAAGCACCCCGACGTGTTCGCCCCCGACCCTGATGAGGAGTAGCGCATGCCAGGACCACAACGACGCCCCCACCAGCAGCAGCAGCGGGCCGGGGTGCCGGTCGTCATCGACCCGGCCGAGGTGATGCAGAACCTGCACGGCCAGTACGCCGACGTGGTGGCCAACCTGATGCAGGAGAACGCCGAGCTCACCGCGGCGCTGCGCACCACCGCCCAGGAACGCGACGAGTGGAAGGCCAAGGCCGACGCGGCCCGGGCCGCCGCCGGCGTGGCCCCGATGGCGTTGCCAGGGGGCGGCGGCTGACCGGCCCGGCCCGCGTGCCCGTCGACGAGTACGCCAGCGTCCACGACATCGTCGCGGGCACGGGCCTGTCCGCCCGGGCGGTCCGGCGGCGGGCCCGGGCGGAGGGTTGGCGCACCCGGCCGCTGCGGACCGGGCGCCGCGGCCGCCCCGAACTCGGGTACCTGTTCGCGGATGTGCTCGCGTCGTTCGGCGCGTCGGTTGACCCGGCCGACCCGAAGGGGTAAACAAATCACCGTATAGTGGTCCGCACCCTGCCAAGGGGAGCCATGCGGGCACGCCGCGGTGTGGAGCAGCTGGTAGCTCGCTGGGCCCATAACCCAGAGGTCACCGGTTCAAATCCGGTCGCCGCAACCTACCCGTGAAATCGATACCGGTGTCGAGAGACCGAACCGTTCCCCGTGGCGGTGGGGTCAGGGTCGACACACAACACGAAGCCCCCGCCGGGGCCAAGCCCGGCGGGGGCTTCGCGCATCCACGGAAGGGAGCCGGCCCGTATGGGACTGCAAGGCAAGGTCACCGACTACGGCGACCTCCTCCACGTTGAGACCTGGATCGTCAAGGGCCGTCGCGTGGACTTCGTGGCCCACTACGGCGCCGAGACCGACACCGGCCCCGCCGACCGCGTGCCGGGCACAGGGCCCGCCACACCACCGCCACGAAAGGCAGAACTGATCATGGACCTGCACGAGGACAAGAAGCGCACCCGCACCGCCAGCGCGGTCGACGAATTCGGTGTCCCGACCACGTTCGACGGCACGATGGCGTACACCGTGGACGACCCGACGCTGGTCAACCTCACCGACAACGGTGACGGTTCCTGCGTCATCGCCGCCGTCGGCGGCGGCGCGATCGGCGTGGCCAACCTGACGTTCACGGCCACCCCGACCGTGGGCGACCCGGTCGTCCGGGTCGAGGCGATCAACGTCATCCCGGGCGCCGTGGAGGGCTTCAGCTTCGTCGACGGCGCCGAGGAAGAGGTCACCCCGGACGCCTGACCGGCGACCGGCAAACGTTTCCCTGGCCGGCGCGGCCCCGCCCACCCTCCCGGGTCGGGGCCGTGCCCACCGGTCACTTCTTCGAGCAGGTCAGCACGATCGGCTGGTTTGACGCCAGCGTGGTGCCCTCGGCCGGCTCGACCTTCCTCACGGTCCAGTTCTGAGCCAGGACCACGAACGTGTCGTCCGGGTCGGCCGACCCGTAGACCACGTTCGTGAACCCGAGCCGCTCCAGCTGGTCGTGCACGATCAACGCATTCCCGCCGACGAGCCCGGTCGGGATCCGCAGCTGCACCGCCGGCGGGGTGGTCGGCGCCGCGAATGTCGGGAACCCGGTGAACGTAGGCCCCGGCGTGAACGCCGGCAGGGCGCCGTTGCCGGCCCGCCCTACGTAGGCCGTGAACGCCAGCAGTCCGCACAGCAGCAACACGCACCCGCCCGCGACCAGCCCGATCAGCACCCCGGGGTGGATTTTCGCCCGAGGTGGGCGGGGCGGCGGGACGGTCGGCCACTGCTGCGGCGCCTGGGTCATATCGGCTCCATGCGGTAACGAGACGACTCCTCGCGGTCGCCTGGCTCGGCCCATCGTGGCCGCCGCGATCGATGGTCACCATCACCCTTTCGGGCCGCGGACCGCCGCCAGAACGGCGACCCGTTTCCCCACCGTTGTGCCCCGGCCCGCGGGTTCCGCTCCTTGTTGGGGAACGGGAGGCCGCGGGTTCGCGGGCCGGGCGCACGCACGCGCCGTTCCCCGATGCACCGTTCCCCAACGGAAGAGATCAACTATGCGGGCCCACTCGATCAACTACCTGAGACGGGACGGGCGCCCGAAAGGCCACCTCGTCTCCGTCGGCTTCTGGGTCTTCAACGCCCCGCGGCCGCTGCTGCTGTGCCGGCTCCTCGGCCACAAGGCAGTCATCGACGGCGTCGGCGACCCCAGCGTCGAGCGCCGGCGGCGCGGCCTGCTGTCCCGGTGGGTGTGCTGCGACCGGTGCGGAGAACGCCCCGAACCGCAGGGCTATCTCAACCCGTTCGCACCCTGGCACAGGATCGGCCTGCGCTACAGGGGCCGGTTCAACGGCACCCTGCCCGACCGGGACAAGACCACACGGGCCCACACCGAGCTGGTGGCCGAGCGCCAGTACTCGCCACCGGGGCCGTGGCCCCGGAAACTGACCGGTGAGCTGGGCGGCCAACTCGTCATCGGCGGGGCAGTTCCTTCCGTCGGATTCGGGGTGAAAGTCGGCCACGGCGGCAGCGAAGAGACCCTGGCCTGCCACCTGCACCTCGGCAAACTCGGCGCCCTGTACCTGCACACCGAGCGCTTCGGGACCTGGTGGCAGCGCCGCCTCAACCCGGTCGGCTACCACTCGCGCGTCATCGAGGTCGAGGTCGACACCGAGCGCCTGCGATGGCGGCTCTGGGTCAGGCGCGACGAGTCGTCCGCATCCACTCCGAAGTGGATGGACGGCAGCGTGCGCATCAACCCGTTCGACCTCACGCTCGGGCCGAAACGGTACGCGTACGAGAACGTCGGCGACCCCGTGACGGCCACAGTGCGGCTCCCGCACGGCGACGACCACCAGGTCACCCTCCAGCTGCAGCGGGTCCTGTTCGGACGCAAGCGGTGGCGTAAACGACAGTCATGGGCGGCCGACTGGGACGCGCGCCCCGGCATCGACACCAAACCCCACGGCGGCGCGATCTGGGGCTCCGGCGTGAAGATCACCGATTCGAGCGGGCGGCGAGACCACGCCGACCCGTACCACGAACACCAGTGGGTCCTCGAAGCGTGCGCGGCCATCGCGGTGCAGATCACCGGGATGCGGACGCGGTCCGGGTACCACCCGTTCCCCACGGAGAGAACAGATGCCTGACCTGAGAACAAGGACCAGCGAGCAGCTGCACGACCGGCTCACCGAGATCGAGACCGAGCTCGGTCATCCGGCGGCCGACGGCCAGCTGTTCGATGACGTGATGCGCCACCTCGCGGACCTGCTCCGCGAGATCGGGCTCATCCACATCGAGCTCGCCCGCCGCACAGCGACCGGCTGGAGGCCGATGTGAAGGTCGCAGTCACCGGCGGCGCCGGCTTCATCGGCGGCCACGTCGTCGACGAGCTCCACGCCCGCGGCCACCAGGTTCTCATCGTCGACCACCACGGCCGGCGCGGCCACGCCACCGACGACGAGTTCATGCTCGCCGACGTCCGCGACCCTGTCGCCATGGCCGAGGTCGCCGCCCACGTCGACGGCATCATCCACCTCGCCGCCTGTCTCGGCACCCAGGAGACCATCCGCAACCCGCGGCCCGCCGCCGAAACCAACATCCAGGGCGGCCTCAACTTCCTGGAAGGGCTCGCCCAGTACAACATCCCGGGTGTCTACATTGGAGTCGGCAACCACTGGATGAACAACAGCTACTCGATCACGAAGACGACGATCGAGCGGTTCGTTGCCATGTACAACCAGGAACGCGGTACCCGCTGCAACGTGGTCCGGCTCGTCAACGCATACGGCCCCCGCCAGTCCGTCGCCCCCCCGTTCGGGCCGGCCAAGGTCAGGAAGATCACACCCGCGTTCGTGTGCCGGGCGCTCACCGGCGCCGACATCGAGGTGTACGGCGACGGCGAGCAGATCTCCGACATGGTCCACGTCACCGACGGCGCGAAGGCCCTGGTGTCCGCCCTCGAGCACGCCGCCGGCGGCGACGTGTTCGACCGGGCCGTCGAATGCGGGCCGGTCCAGTCGTGCACCGTCAACGAGGTCGCGCACCGGGTCATCGAGGCCGCGACCGGGTTCGGGTTCGACCCTGTCGACCTGGTCCATCTGCCCATGCGACCGGGCGAGGTGCCCGGCGCCCGGGTCACCGCGGACACCTCCACCCTGGCTCTGGTCGGCATGGACCCGGCCAGCCTGGTGCCCCTCGACGCCGGCATCTCCGACACCGTCGGCTGGTTCATCGAGAACTGGCTCTCCGGCTGGACCGCCGCTCAGCAGAAGGCGACCAGCACCCCGCAGGACCGGTGCGTCCGGGACAGCGGCGACTGCGGATGGTGCGCCCCGACCTGCCGGCAACTCGCCGCATCATGACCACCGTCGTCGCCGCCGCCCGGGACGGCCTGGTCGCCATGGCCGCGGACACCATGGTCAACGTCTACGACCGGCCCGTGCCCGGCGGCGTCTCGAAGATCCTCCGGGTGCCGGCCGGCCGCGGTCAGGTCCTGCTCGGCTGCGCCGGCTTCGCCGGGATCATCGGCGTGCTCGCCGCCGGTCTACACATCGACGGCGAGCCCGAGGACGACGCGGCCGTCCATCCGTGGGCCCACGCCGTCGCGCACGCCGTGACCGACCTCGCCGTCGACGCCAAGCTCACCGACGACAGCGGCCGGATGGACGCCCACCTCATCCTCGGATGGCGCGGCCAACTGTGGACCCTCGGCCACATGGTCGCCGTGCCCGCACGCGACGGCGTCGCCGCGATCGGGTCCGGGGAAGGCCCGGCCATCGGTGCCCTCGACGCGCTGCTCGAGGTGGCCGGCCACGAACCGCTCGCCCAACTCGTCGCCCGGGCCGCCCGGATCGCAGCCGCCCGCGACCGGTACTCCGGCGGCCCGCTCGACGTCCACCTCCTGCCCGGGCCGGACGATGCTGACGCTGCCGGCTGAGGCATACGCCGCGGTCCTCGACCACTGCAGCCGGGCCCTACCCGACGAGGCGTGCGGCATCATCGCCGGCCCGGCCGGCCAGCCCCACGCCGACGTCTCCGCCACCCGGGTCGTCCCGCTGGCCAACGTGGCCGACCGACCCGGCAGCCGGTTCGAGTTCGACCCGACCCAGCAATTGGCCGCCTACGACCAGATGGACGCCCTCCGCGAGGACCCGGTCGTCCTCTACCACTCCCACCCGGCCGGGCCGCCCGTACCATCCCCGACCGACGTGGCGGCCGCCGCCGGCGGAACCTGCCTCTGGCTCATCGTGGCCATGGCCGGCCCCGCCCCGAAAGCCCGGGTGTGGGCCATCGACGGCGACCAGGTCACCGAGCACGTGCTGCAGATCGTGGACGGCCCCAGTGGACCCCCGGCCTGACAGCTACGACCGGTGGGCCGCCTCGGAAGAGCCGGCCGCGTGGGACGACAACCCGTACGCCGACGACGTCGTATTCCCCGAACCGCCCACGTGGGCGCCCACCGCGGTGGACGCCGAAACGTTCGACCCGCAGGCGTACCTCGACCAGTTCGACCGGGTCCGGCTCGGCTCCGACCCCACCTACCGGCGGGCCGCCACCCGCCGCGACCCGCTTCTATTCGCCCTGGTCTACCTCGACCGGCACCTCCGCTCCGACGCCACCGCCGGCCAGGTCACCATGGCCGACCCGCACCTCGACTGGTGCCGGCGCGCCCTGGCCTGGCTCACGCCCGTCGTCGAGCCGCGCAGCCAACGACACGCCGAGATCGCCCCCCGCGAGACCGGCAAGAGCAGTTGGTGGTTCCTGGCCCTGCCCCTGTGGGCGGCCGCGCACGGACACGTGCGGTTCGTGGTCGCGTTCGCCGACTCGACCGGGCAGGCCGAGACGCACCTGATGACGTTCAAGCGCGAGTTCGAGGTCAACCACCTCCTGCGCGAGGACTACCCCGACCTGTGCGCCCCGGCGCGCCGCCAGTCCGGCACCACGGTCGCCGACCGCCAAGGCATGATCCACCAGCGCAACGGGTTCTCCTTCGCGGCCAGGGGCATCGACAGCGCCAACCTTGGCCTGAAGGTGTCCGAACGGCGCCCGGACGTGATCCTGTTCGACGACGTCGAACCCGACGAGTCCTCGTACAGCGAGCTCCTGGCAGGGAAGCGGCTCCGCACCATCATCGACGCGGTTCTCCCGATGAACCTCCTCGCCCGGGTCGTCCTCATCGGCACCGTCACCATGCCCGGGTCGATCGTGCACCAGCTGGTCCGGGCCGCCGCCGGCGACGACACCGAGGACTGGGTTGCCGAGGAACGGTTCGTCGCCCACCACGCACTCCCGATCGTCGTCCGCGACGACGGATCCGAGCGCAGCATCTGGCCCGCGAAGTGGCCGATGGAGATGCTCAACGAGATCCGGCACACACGCTCTTATCGAAAGAACTTCGCCAACGACCCCATCGGCTCCAACGGCGGGTACTGGACTCTCGACGACTTCGTGTACGGCCAACTCGACGGAGTCGTCGCGGAGATCCTGTCCATCGACCCAGCCGTCACCACGAAGAAGACCTCCGACTTCACCGGCCTCGCCATCGTCGGCTTCCAACCATCCACAGTGGAAACCGACAGCCGCACCGGTCGCCGGGCGCAACGCCCATCGCGGTGCGTGGTCGAGGAGGCATGGGAGGTTCGCCTCACCGGCGACCCGCTACGCACCCACGTGCTGAAGCTGCTCGCCAGGCACCCACGCGTGCGCGCAGTACTGGTCGAAACCAACCAGGGCGGCGAGAACTGGCACGCCATCCTTCACGACCTGCCCGTGAAACTGCTCACCGTGCACCAGACCGTGAAGAAGGAAGTCCGGGCCGCGAACTGCCTCAACTTCTACCAGCGGGGCCGGGTGCTCCACGCCAAGAAGCTCGCCCGCCTCGAGGAACAACAGACCGCGTTCCCGAAGGCCCCGCACGACGACATGGTCGACGCGGTGACCGCGCCGATCCTGCGCCTGCTCGCACCCGGCAAGCCGGGCAAGACCCAGACCGTGTTCCCACGATGACCAGGTAGGGGGGCCATCCACGTGCCAGCCCCCGCCGACCTGATCACCGCGTACGAGGAGCTCGTCGAGTACCGCCCGGCGTACGAAGAGGCCAAGGACATGTACGCCGGCCAGGTCGGCGAAACGTACGCGTCCGAGCGGGTCAAACGTCTCCTCGCCCGGGCGCGCGCCGACGACATCGAAGAGTTCAACTACGCGCACATCCCGGTCGACACCATCGCCAATCGGCTCGAGATCACGTCGGTGACCGTGGTCAGACCGGACGCGGACGACCAGACGACGGAAGGGGGCACCGGTGGGGTACGGGCCGACAGTCAGAACACCAAGACCCCGGATGCCGAGAAAGGTGCGCGCGTCGGTGAGGGTGCGGCTCCCAAGGCTGCGGATGCCGAGCACTACTCGCAGGCGCAGGCGGCGCTAGACAAGCTCCGCGAGGACAACCAGCTCGACGCCGAATCCGCCGGCCTACACCACAAGGTGTCCCGCGACGGCGACTGCTACCTCATCGTCTGGCCGGCCAGCGACGACAAGGGCAAAGTCACCGCCGTCGATATGCGCGTCAACGACGCCCTCACCACCCGAGTCATCTACGACGTCGAGGACCCGCTCAAGGTCGCGTATGCGATCAAGTCCTGGACCTACGACGAGGTCGACGCGGGCGGCAACAAGATCCAGCGCACCCGTGCCACCCTCTACTACGACAACCGGGTCGAGCGGTGGATCAGCAAGCCCGACAAGAAGGCACAGGCCCTGTGCGACCCGGACGCCTGGCTCCCGTACGAACCCGTCGGCAAGGACGGCAAACGCGAACCCGCGGTGAAGGAACACGACTACGGCCGGGTGCCCGTCTTCCACTTCCGGAACGACCGGCCGTACGGCCAACCCGAGCACCGGTACGCGTACGGCCCGCAGCAGATGCTCAACAAGCTGGTCATGGCCCAGGCGGTCGCGGTCGACTTCCAGTCGTTCCCGCAGCGATACCTGCTCATGGACCCGTCCGCCGACCAGACCATGGCCAACTTCCTCGACCCCAACCACCCCGAGGACGACGACGACCCCGAGGGCGACGCCAACGCGTCCAACCTGTCGGCCGACCCGTCGTCGGTGTGGAAGCTGTTCGGCGCGAAGTCGACCGGCCAGTACGACCCGGCCTCACCCGACACCTTCCTCAAGCCGTTCGACCGCTACGTCCAAGCAATGGCCGAACTCACCGAGACCCCGCTCTACCGGTTCGGATCGGCATTCGCGCAGACCCCCAGCGGAGCCGCACAGCGTGCAGCCGACACCCCGACCGTCAACAAGGTCGAGAACCGGCAAAGCTCCTACGACGCCACCTGGGAAGACGCGTACCAGTTCGCGTTGAAGCTGCTCGGCTTCGACGTCACCGTCTCCGTGGCGTGGAAGCCCGCCGAGCAGGCGACCGACTTCGAAGCGTGGTCCGTGGTCGGGGCCAAGGTCGACGCCGGGGTACCGCGTCGGCAGGCCCTCATCGAGACCGGGTACACGCCCGACCAGGTCGACGAGTGGCTCGGCGGCGAGGCCGCGATGTCCGCGCTGCTACAGAAGAAGGTCGACCTGATCACCGGTGTCGCCAACGCGCTGCAATCGCTCGGAGCTGCAGTCGCCATGGGCGTCATCCACGAGGATCAGGTCGGTGCACTGGTGTCCTCATTGGTCGGTGAGGTACAGCAGAGCCAAGCCCAGGACACAGCGCCCGACAGCGGGCAGACCCAGGCCGCCGAGACAGGCACCTGACCGTGGCCGGGCCGCTGCCCGACTGGATGACCGCCCACGACCAGCGGGCCCTCAAGTTCGAACAGCAAGCGCAGGACCACACCGCGGCCGCCCTCAAGCTGGCCCTTGCCGACGCGGCCCGCCGCCTGGCCGCCGAGTACATCAAGGCCGTCGGCAAACTCGATCAGCCGGTGCCGCCGACCGCGCAGAGCTCACTGCGCGCCGCCCTGCGCCGCATCGTGACCGCGCTCGCCACCGGCATGGTGTCCGAACTGCCGGCCCTCATCAGCGCGCTGACCGACATCGCCGAGCAGGGCCTGCGCCTCGGAGCGCACGCCTCGCCGGGCCGGCCGCGGCGAACCCAGCTGGCCCAGTCCGCCGAACTGCGCGCCGCGATCCGCCGAACTGAGAAGACCCTCCGCGACCAGATCGCCGAGATGCAGCAGCAGGCCGCGGCAGCAGACCTTCGCACCTTCGGTGACGTCACCACCGTCATCGCCAAGGGCCAGCAGGTCGTCAACAAGGCCCAGGCCGCAGCCGCGTGGGCAGCCAACCGGGCCGTGAACGAAGGCGCCCGGGCAGTCGCCGACCGTTCGAAGTCACCGGTGCTGTGGGTGGCCGAACCCGGGGCGTGCCTGACCTGCTTGGCCTACGCCGGGCACCTCGCCGAACCAGGAGAACCCTTCCCGGCCGGGCTGACCTTCGGTGACAAGTCCACCGTGGACGAACCGATCGACGGACCACCGGCGCACCCGTGGTGCCGCTGCCGGCTGCAGCCCTGGTACGGCACCGAACCACAGTTCGGCGTCGAACTGCCCACCGCACTCAAGCGCGAAGCGCAACGCCAGGTACTGCGCGGGAAATCCCTGTACGCCTCGCGGCCCGCGAAGCTCCGGGCCGCTGACCGGCTACTCAAGACCAGCCTGTCCGGTCTACCCGAGCACGTGAAGCTCACCGCCGCGCACAAGGTACAGGCCGGTGTCATGGCCTGGGCCCTGCCAAAGCGGCCGCACACAACCAAGCCCTGAGGCCGCGACGGTCCACCGGGGCAGTTCCCCAACCCAAGCGAAGGTCGAGATGACACGAACCCTGGCCGTGACGGCCAAACCGAACACGATCATCGGGTACCGCGCCAGCGGACAGCCGATCCGCCTGCACACCGGTGCGAACTGGAGCACCTTCCAGGTCACCCCGGACGAAGGCGGCGACGATGACGACGAGCCCGACGACGACGTCGACGACGTCGACGAAACGACCGACGAAGGTAGCGGCGACTGGACGCCCCCCACACGCGAGGAGTGGGACCGCACCCAGGCCGGGCTGAAGCGGAACAACGCCGAGAACAAGCGGCTCCGTCTGCTCAGTAAGGCCCTCGCCGCCCGCGGTGTGGACCCGTCCACCGACGAGGGCAGGACCGCCCTCGACGAGCTGCTCGCCGGCCGCACCGTCGACCCCGACGGCAAACCCGCCGACGCCAGCGTGAAAACGCAGATCACGAGGGCGGTTGAGCGGGCAACCGCGAAGACCGAAACCAAGTACAAGGGCGCGCTCGCGGCTGTGGCCGTAGAGGCTGCGCTCAGCCGGGCCGGGTACTCGGCCGGCGAGGAACGCCTGGCAAGGGTCATGAAGATGATCGACATGGACGAGGTCGACGTCGACGACGACGGCCAGGTCGTCGGCATCGTCGACCAGATCGCCGACATCAAGCACGACGTCCCGGAATGGTTCCAGGGCACCACCAAGGCGCCCAGCGTAGTGCGCCGCGGCGCCGCCGACGTCGACGCCGGCCCCCGATCCACGAAGGCAACCGGCGACACCAAGACCTGGCTCGAGCGGGTCGACAAGCAGATGACCGGCGGCGGGGGCTGACTCTCCGCACTGCACCTCCAGCACCACCCACCTGATCGCACATCACGGGCAGGGGGTGGAGTCGGTGGTCACCAGGAAACCATTCAAAGGCTCGCTGCATCCCCGCGGTGCGCACACCGGCAAGTTCGTCGAGAAGCTCGACGTACCAGCGTGGTTGAGCACCGTCAGCGGCCAGCTGCTCGACCTCGCAAGCGGCGGGACCGACCACAAGCAGGCGCAGGACCAGCGTGTGCACGCGGCCACCCGGGCAACCATGCAGGGCCACTCGCTGGAGACCGCCCGCCAACTGGCCCGGCCCGGCCGGACCGGAAAGGTCGATCGGACCAAGCTGCGGGCCCAGGTCCGCGGCCTCGACGACGACAAGCTCGCCCAGCTCCGCACCGAACTGGGCAGCAAGGGCCACCCCGACGCTGTCAGCGTCGTCGACGCCGAGCTCGCCCGCCGAGCAGGCGCCACCGCGAAGGCACCCAAGGCGAAGCCGTCCCTGGCCGAACGCATCGACCAGGACGGGTACGCCAAGCAGATCCGCGCCATGAGCGACGACAAGCTCGCCGACGAGTTCGTTCGGATCTCCCGCCAACCCAGCCTCACAGCCCACGACGAAGCCGCGATCATCGCCATCGCCGACGAGATGGGCCGCCGGGACAACGCCCGGCACGCCGACACGATCAGCACTGAGCAGGCCCACCAGGACGCCCGGATCGACGCCCTCGTCGCGCGCGGGTACTCGTACCGGGACGCCTACGCCGAGGTGCACGGCCTCGACTCCGACGTGCTGGACCGGCAGGAGCGGGCGTCCCTTGTGGACGCCCAGCGAGCCAAGGGCGAAACCCGCGAGCAGGCCCTGCGCCGTCTCTACGCCGAGCACGTGCACCTCCAGTACCTGGCCGCCGAGCAGGCGTCGAACGGGCACCTGCTCACCCCGGCCGCGCGCGCGCAGGGCATCGCCGCCCTGTCGCTGTTCTCCGGCCCCAGCGCGCGGGCGAACAAGCATGCGTCGGATGAGCTGAAGGAGTTCTGGCGAACCCACCCGCGGGTCACGTACGCGGAGTTCAAGTCCGCGACGTTGGCCCGGCCGGCGGATGCGAAGGCGGCCGAGCGTGCCCGGCAGGCTGCTCGGACCGCCGAGGTGGCCCAGCCCGGCGACCGTGGTCAGAAACGCGGCCCGCGCAAGAAGCCCACCAGCCGCGGATCGCTCAGCGCCCCCGAGCGCCAGTTCCTGGTCGGGCTGTCGAAGGAGCACAGCGGGATCGCGTTCTCAGACGAGGACGGGTACCGCGACAAGGCCACCCGCGACCGCCTGGCAGAGCTGGGCTACGTGCGGGTCGAGCCGGCCGGTGGCCGGCGGAAGGCCATCCACATCACCACGCACGGGCGCACCGCCGCGGCCGAACTCGACTCGAAAGCCATGGCCTCCGGGCCAGCGCCGGCGCAGGGGGTCTCCAGCAGCCAGCCGCCGATGGCGCGTGAACTCGCGCAACGGTCGATGACCGACCTTAGCCGCCTGGCCAGGATGTTCCATGTCTCGAGCAATGCCAAGGATCCCGAGGGTCTGGCCAGGGATATTCGAGCGAGCCGCCTTCGGGCCTGGCGCGTGCCGGGCGAGGACTCCGCCGCCGACATGGAGAAGGCCGCAGCTGGCGCCGACCATGAACTAAGGCGCGGGTTGGCCGAGATCGACGCGGCCAAGCCGGCGAAGCGGGTGCCGGCAAAGAAGGCCACCAGGAAGGCCGCCGCCCCTGACGTCGGCGACGTGGCCATCTGGGAGCCGCACGACGAGCCAGCAGTTCGTGGTGTGGTCGGCCGTGACGGACGCGGCTTGTACGTGGAGTGGCCCAACGGGACCGGCGGAAGCCCTCGCCGCGAGCGAATGACGGCGGTCAAGAAGGACGACCGGGTCCGGTTCGAGTCCCCCGACGGCTCGCCGCTGGGCGGTTCGAAGCCACCGGCGAAGAAGGCCGCCAAGGCCGCACCGAGCGCCCCGGTGAAGCGCCTCACCGCCGCCGACCGGGCGCAGGCCGCCCGGGTGGCCAGTGCGTTCCACCAGGACTGGCAGAAGACCCAGCCCCTGTTGGGCGACGGCACCCGCAAGCCGAAATTCAAGACGACCACCGACCGGGCCTGGATCCAGGCACACGGCACCGACCAGGTGGACATCGCCAACACCTCATACGCCGACCTGCCCGACGACTGGCAGCAAGAGAACCGCGACGCCGCTGAGGTCGTGCAGCGAATCCTCAAGGAGCGCGGCGGCACCGTCGACCTGTCCGACGAGAAGACCCGCCTCGAGGTCGGCGACCAGATCCACAACGCTTGGCTCAGCCGACACGGCACCGAGGACTGGGTCAAGGAATCCGGCCTCGATGTCCCGTTCGCGGAACTGCCCCGGTCGGAGCAGGACAAGGACCTCGACCAGCTGAAGGTCGCCATGGCCGCCCTGGCGCCGGCCAAGAAGGCTACCCCGCGCAAGGCGGCCGGAGCTCCGCCGACGACCCGTGGCATCACATCCAAGGTCGAAGCCCGCAGGTCCGGGTTGATCGGGGTCGCCCGCAGTTCGGCTGTGGGCGGCAACAACCCGGCCGCCGAGGAAGTGGCCCGGATGCAGGGCTTCGATGCCAAGCCCAAGGTCGGCGACGCCAAGGCCGTGGACGCCGTGATCGCGGCCGGTGGTATCGAACTGTGGCGCGGCGGTGACCCGGCCAGCATCGACGCGATGCGCAGCGGGAACCTGCACTACGGCGGCGGGTTCTTCGGGTCCGGCTACTACTCTTCCGTCGGCCGGGGCGCGGCCGAGGACTTCTCCGGCGCCCGCGGTCACAGCGAACCCGGCCACGGCGCTGTGGTTCGGATGGCGTTGCACCCGGACGCCAAAGTGGTCGGGTACGACGACCTCGACGCCCAGTACAAGAGCTTCGAGGCGAAGGACCCGCAACTGGCGAAGGCCATCGACCGCAACGGGTACGCGGCGATGCTCGGCTACGACGCGGTCCGCGTGCCGGCCAAATACGGGGACGGCACCGCCAGCCCGGTCGACCAGCTGATCGTCCTCAACCGGTCGAAGCTGACGGTGGACCGGGACCAGGAGCACTACGCCACCGGCGACCTGCTGACCGACGCAGAGTTCGCCGACATGGTGAAGTGGTTCAACGCCAAGGACGCGGCGCAGGCCAAGGCGGACCGGGAAGCCAGTAAGGCCCGACGAAACACCGGGTCGCAGACCACGCCAGCGAAGAGGTCAGCAGCTGCGGCACCTCCGTCTCATGTGGACGTACGCCGCGAGTTGGTCGCCGCCAAGACGCCCGACGCGCGCAAGCAGTACCTCGAAAGCCTGGGCCTGAACAAGACCCAAGCCAACGCGCTCGCCAAGGCGCTGGGCGCCCGCCAGAACCGCGGCACCGTCGACGAGGTCCTCGACAACATCGTTCGATACTTCGACACCGGACCCGATACAAGGCACCACAGCGAGCCGCCCTCGGCGCCGGCCAAGAAGGCCGCGCCCAGGAAGGCCGCCAACCCGGGCGGCCTATTCGTCGCCCGACCCGGCCACCCCGGCCTTACGGCGGCGCAGAAGGCCGCGGTGCAGCGCTACACCAACAGCGACCTAGTGACCGCACAGGTCAACGACATTCTGCGCCAGGGCAAACCCCACACCGCACTCATCCGTCGCATCGACGAAGCCCTGGCCGGGTCACAGACCACAGAGCCAATGGTCACCTACCGCGGCATGGCCGAACTGTCTGGCCACGGCCGCGAGGGCGGGGTCCAGCGGGCCCTCGGGCTCAGCGGGTCATCGCTGCCAGACAACCTGGTGGGACACGAATGGACCGAAAGGGCGTTCACCTCCACCACCCACCGGCGCGGCATCGCCGAGGTGTTCTCGTCTGGTCCGAACCCTGTGATCCTCGAGATCCGGGTGCCTGCGGGCACGCATGCAGTCGCCCGGCCCGGCGGTGAGGAGGAGGTCCTCCTCGATCGCGGCTTGACGTACCGGGTCGTGGGTGACCGGATCCAGACCCAAATGGTGGGGATAAGCGGAGACGAACCGCTCCGGAAGCGTGTCCTCGAAGTCGAGGTGGTACCCAAGGCATCCGGTCGTGAGGCCCGCCAGGCCGAGATCAAGGCCGCCCGCCAGGTCAGTGATGTGGCCGCCGAGGTGCACGAGCTCGTTGGCAATGGGGCCAGTCCGGCGGCGATACGGCACCGCCTCGACGCCGAGGCGCAGCGCACGGGCATCGACACCCGGCGCTTGCAGGAGCTGGCCGACAACCCCGACGCGCTGAAGGCTGCCGCCGACAGGATGGCCGAGGCGGCCGGGCTACGCCGAGTCGGCGATGTGCACCCGGCGCCGCCGATCCCATTCGACCGACGCAACCACAGCATCGCCGGCCCCGACATCGAACAGGGCCGGCCGGTGGATGTCCTGCGGCCCACGCACGTCGCCACCCTGAGCACGGGCGAAAAGGTCAACCTTGGGCCCGCCAAGGTGAAGGCGTCCACCCGGCCGCTGCCTGGCAGCGCCGCCGGCGGGACCCGGCCGGCGAAGGAGACGAAGAACGGCGTACCCGAGCCCGCGGGCACTGTGCGAGCGGAGGGCTACTCCAGCGCGCGGAACGTAAACCTGCGAGTGGTGGCCGACGGTAATGGCGGCTACGTCGGCGAGCGCCAGGAACGCGGGACCGGCGAATGGCATTTCGATGGCGCGCTCGGCACCGGGAACACCCCCAAGGACATCACCTCGCGCATGCCGCGTGGCCAGTGGAAAATGGTCGCCGCTCCGAAAGCGACGCCGCCGGAGGCCGCCCCGGCACCCCCCGCCCAGGGCGGCCTCTTGGCCGAATGGCATGCCCAGGACCAGACGCTTTCCGCCGCACCGGCCGGCCTCGACCGCCGCACCACCAACCTCACCCAGGCCCAGCGCACCGCCCTGCGTTACTACCAGGGCGCCCCAGGGGTCGGTATCAACGCCGCCCTCTACCGGCCGCCCGCGCAACTACACGGGTCCACCAAGCGCACGATCGCAGCCATCGACTCGGCCATCGACGGGTCGCGCCTTACCGACGATGTCGAGGTGTGGCGCGGTATCCGCGGCGCCGACCGTGTCTTCGGCCGTGATCTCGACGGAGACCTCACCGGCCACGAGTGGACCGAGCCCGCGTTCCTGTCCACCAGCGCCTCGCAACGCGTCGCGGCCGGGTTCGCCAGCGACAACGACGGTCCGCCCGCCCTGCTGCGCATCCGGGTACCCAAGGGCACCGGTGCGGTGCAGGTCAGCAGGCGCGACCACCAGGGTGAACTCCTGCTTCAGCGCGGGCTGCGTTTGCGGGTCACCGCCGACCACGGCACCAACGCCAACGGGCAACGGGTGCTCGACGTTGACGTGGTGCCGGCCGCCGAGGCGCCGGCCAACCCGGACGGCCTCGACGACATGGAGCCGCACAGCCTCCGCAGTTACGCCCAGGAGTACGAGGTCAAGGTCAGCGGGCGCACCGACGACCAGATCAAGGCCGACCTCCGCAAGCAAGGCATCGGGTCGCCAGCGTTCGAGCGAGCCAAGCAGGACGCCGAGGACGCCGCAGCCGGCGCCGAACCAGCAGTCACACCGGCGCACCTTCCCAGCGGCAGCACCGCGACCTCCACCCGGGTCGACGACCCAGCCGGCGAGCCCGGCCTGCTGCAAGTCCTGCCCGAGGCGCAACGCGGTGAGCCCGGCGACGGGAAGTACCGCAACCCGGACGGCACCCGCGGCCCGTGGGGCCGGTTCGGGGCATCTGGTCTCCTGCTGCGCCACGTCGGCCCCGACGGGCAGGCCCGGTACCTGCTGGGCCGCCGGTCTACGGGCGTCGAAAACGGTGGCACGTGGGCGTTCCCAGGCGGAGCGAAGGACGAGAACGAGTCCGACTACCAGGGCGCCGCCAGGGAGACAGCCGAGGAGCTCGGTCTGACCGACCAGGACCTGAGCACCGCCCGGGTCAACGGCACCCACACCGCGACCACGCCGGGCGGCTGGCACTACACCAGCGTCGCCGCGACGGTGCCCACCCAGTTCACGCCGAAGGACACCGAACACGGGTGGGAGACCGACGAAACGCGGTGGATGACCGCCGACGAGATCGCCGAACTGGACCGCAAGGGCGAGCTCCACCCGGCCCTGGCCGGTGGGCAGTTGCAGGCCAACGTTCTCAGCCTGTTCCCCGACACCGCGACCCCGCGCGCGAAGGGCGGCGGCTCGGCCAGCACCTCGGCGCCTGCTGTCCGACGGATGTCGAACGACTTCTCCGGCGGCGTTATCCCGGTCATCGCGCGCGAGAAGGCCGACGCGCCGATCCACCTGCCCAACCACGGCAGCGACCAGGGACTGGTTCACCTCGACTCGGCGCTCGGGTCGCTGTGGAACGACCTGTACCACGACCAGCGTGAACCGAACTCGTTCATCAACGAGATCGCCATCCTGGGTGACCGGTCGGGCAACTTCCAGATCAGCTTCGACGATGTCCTCGACCGGCTACGCGAACTGAAGACGCAGGCCGCCGACCAGGCCGTGGCCAACCGGATCCAGGAGGCCATCGACTCCATCGACTCGCCGCGGGTCCCGGTCCCCGAGGTTCCCGACACCGTGCCGGACGTCGTGAAGAACTACCTGGCCGACCTCGCCGAGATCCCAACCGCCAGGCGGACGGGCCGCCTCGGCGGGCACGACACCGACAAGTCGGTGCTAGACCAGCAAGCTGAACTCATTCGCCGGATCGACGCCGGTGAGGTCGACCGCCACCGCGCTCTCGACCTGCTCCGCGCGAGACACCTTCACGAAAGCACCGACGGGGCCACGCACATGTGGCGCCTGGCCGACCACCTGGTCACCCCGAAAATCGTGACCGGGTACGAGCGCGGGCCCGACGGCACCATGCAACCGGTCGAGGAGGACAACCCCAACTACAGGATTGTCCGTGACTGGCTGCGGGACGCCCACGCCCGCCGGGCTGGCCGCCCGACCAGCTCCAGCCCCGAAAGCAAGCCGCCGGCCACGGACAAACGCGGTGCGGCCCGTGCCGCCTACCAGGCTGTCGTGGACGCACGCCCCTACGCCACCGCCGGCGCCGAACTCGCCGAACTGCTCGACAAGAAGGCCGACAACAAGGTCATCGCCGAGCACATCAGGGCGATCGCTAACCCCGGCCACCCGGACATGGAGGAGGCCGCCCGCGGCGGCAACGGCGACAAGATCCGCCGCGACCTCGAGGCCGTCGCCACCGCGTTCGACCGCGGCGACGACGCGACCGGCAAACGGCTGATGCTGGCCCTGCTGAAGCAGCACAACCTCAGCACCGTTGGCGGCGAACCCGGTAACGAGAAGGCTTTCAACCCGGACGTGCACGAGGGCGTCGGCGGCGATCATCAGACGGGCGACCGTGTGCGCGTGGTCCGGCCGGGCGTCTCGCTGCGCCGCGGTCCGGGCGATGATGTGCAGCTGTCGCGGGCGTTAGTGCGCAGCGTGCCGACGGCCCCGGCCCCGGCTTTGGC